ATTATATTAATAAACCATTACATCATAGTTCATTAAGAGTTTTTGATATAATGGAAAATGATGCTTCTAACTTTAAAGTATTAAAAAAACATATAAATGATTTATTAAGTTTAGCACCATATCTTATTCCAGCAGGAGTAGTAACAGGAGCAGCAGCTTCAGGAGAAGATAATACACCACAATATAAATATGGTGGTAATGTAAATAAACTTCAAAAGTTTATCAAGTAATTTAAAATTTACTATATTTAATATATATAGAACAATATGAAAAAACGTGTTAGAGTATATAAGACTCAAGAAGAAGGACAATATTTAAATCCTACTGCTCAATTTCTAAAGAAAGCACAAGCAGGTCTTGAGCAACAAGGACAACAACAAGAACAAGTTGATCCACAACAATTAGTTTCTCAAGTAGCTGGTATGGTTGCACCGGCTCCTTATGGACAAGGTCAAGATCCTAATGAAATATATCAACAACTAGCTCAATCATATGGAGAAAAAGTTGCAGGAGAGATACTTGCTGCAGCTTCTGCTTATGTAGAACAAATGGTTGGAGAAGAAGGTGGTGAAGATCCTAATGCTCAAACTGCAGTTACAGAAGAAGAGAATCAAGATCTTTTAGCTCAAGAAGAAGTAATGCGTGCAGAACAAGCACGTCAAGAAGAGCAATACAATATTGATGCTGCAGCTGAAGATGAAACCTTTTATGATGATTTAATGTTTAGTGAGCCTGCTACAGAAGAAAAAAGATTGGGTGGTGCTAAAAAGAAATTTATAAGAGATACAATGAAGCTTGCAAAAAAATCTCTTGGAGATGCAGGTAAAGCTCAACAGTCTGGTAAAGCTGATTCTACAGATACAATAAACGGAAGAGACTTTAATAATAATAATTTTTTATCAACTATACAAAATCAAGCTACACTTGCTAACATACAAAAGCAAACTGAAAATGTAGCTAATAATATGTTTGCTCCTCAACCAAACTTTCAACAAACGGGAGGGTTTACAGGACAAGACTTATTTAAATTTATCTATGGGGGTGGTGATGATCCTTCTATACCTGGATTAACTAAAGCACAAGTTGGTCTTCAACAAATACGTGGTTTATCTAATGATTTAAATACAAATGAAAAAGGTATAACATCTTTTATACAAGGTGCTAACTTAAATGATACAAACAGTAATGAAGCTGTATATAATTATCTTAAATCTCAAGGAAAGAATGTAGGTGAGTATAGAGAAGGTATTGATTATAGTAAAGTACCATCATCTGGTCAAAATGCTAATCAATATGCTAATCAGAATAATGTTGGTTACAATACTTCTGGAAACCAATTATGGGATATTTTAACCCCTGGTAACGGGATATGGAATAAATCTTATACTATAAATGGTACTTCTATGAATGCCTTTGACCCAAGATCTATAATGAGCAAAGGTTTTAATATGGAGAAGGAAAGATTAGGCTTTGGTCATAAACAATATACCTTTACTCCAATAGGAAGTGAACAAGTAACATCAGATAATAAAGATCAATTAAAGAAAGATAAAGAACAACGTGACCCAAGAGAAGTAAGATTTAGTATGCCAGCTGCTGTTGAAAAATGGAAAAGTCATGACTATGGTGGTAAGTTAAAAGGATTTTTAGGTAGGACTTTTGGCAAAGAAGGTTATGCAAAAGATGGACTACAAACTTATCAAGGTAATGTATCTCCTTCTTCTGTAAATACTCAAACTGCTAATCCAGCAACTCAACCTTCTGTATGGGGTGATGATTTAAAACCAGTATTAGATACAAATGGTATTCCAATGACTGGAACAGGAGATGCTTATACATGGAACTCAAATAATACACCTACAATACAAAATCCAAATAATGGATTACAAGATCCTTCAATTGTAGTAGATGAACAAAAGAAACTTAATGGTGTAAACTTATTAAATAAAATGAACCCAGCTTTAAGAGGTTTAACAAAATTCATTAATAATTTTGATGAAAGAGATAATAAAGCAATGCTTGCTCAAAACTTAACTTCTGATAATCAAAATGCATTACAGAATCCACAGTTTAAAGGAAACTATAATCCTAACTCAGGACTACTTAGAGAAGATCAAGAAGGTCAAATATGGAATAGTAAGATAGGTGGACAAAGACCAAAAACAGGACAACAGTATGATGGTGCTTTAGGTATCTTCCCAACTAAAATGGGTGGTTCAGATATTGACCAATACATGGGTAAATCTAAACCAGAAGTACAAGGTGTGCTTAAGAAAGTTCCAATAGCTGAAGCAAACTTAGAAGCTGAAGGTGGAGAAACTGCTTATGGAGATATAAATGGTGATGGTTTTCCAGAACATATGAAAATAGAAGGACCACGTCATACACATGGTGGAGTTCCATTAAATCTTCCTGATGATACATTTATTTTTAGTGATACTAAATCAATGAGAATATCTGATCCAAAGATTCTTAAGATGTTTAACAGACCTGCTAAAAAAGGTGGTTATACACCAGCAGATCTTGCTAAGCCATATGACATTAATAAATACCGTACAATTCTAGAAAACCCTGACTCAGATGCAATTGATAAAAAGACAGCTGAGCAAATGATTAAAAACTATAATATTAAATTAGGGGCCCTAGCAATTGCACAAGAAAGTAAAAAAGCTTTCCCACAAGGTATACCTGTTGTAGCTAAAGCTTATATGGAGATGATGGGTCTTAAAGATGAAGACTTAATACCTCAAGAACAAGAGCAAATGAATCCTGCTATGATGCAACAAGGCATGATGTCAGCTGAACAACAAGCTTCACCGGAAGAGATGGCAATGATGCAACAGTCTGATTCTGGTATGCAACCAATGGATCAAATGTCTCAAGAAGGTATGATGCAATATGGTGGTATGAATTATTTAAGAAGAGCACAAAATGGTGAAGTAGTACAACCTAGTAGTAGTTTTGAAATACCTGAAGGTGTAACTCCAATGGTAAAAGGAAGTTTAAATGATTTTTTTAATTATAGACTTAATACTGAAAAAAATGATATTAATATTGATGGTTTAAATAATAAGCAACTTGTAGATTATGATACTTTAGAAAAACAACCTTGGTATAGAGATTTTAATACACAACATAAAACATGGGGGCAAACAGAAAACCCACAATGGAATGCTCCTTATACAACAAGACCACCAGATACAATTTATGCTAATGGTGGTGACACATTTAGTAATGATGAGTTAAGAAGATTTACTAGTGACTTATATAGAGCACAAGAAGGAATGCAACAACCGTCTCCTGAAGAAATGGCTATGATGCAACAAGGACAACCTGCACCTGAACAAGGTGGTGGAGATCAAATGGCCCAAATGGTTCAACAAGTTGGTCAAGCTTTACAACAAGGTGCACAACCAGAAGAAGTAATAGAACAATTATTACAGAATCAAGTACCACCAGAAGCAATTGCTCAAATACTTGTTCAAGCAGGAATACCTCAAGAAGAAGTAGAACAACTTGTATCTTCAGTTATGCAACAAATGCAAGGTGGTCAAGAAGAAGTACCAATGGCTCAGTATGGAAGAACTATGAATGGTCATGATAAGCCTTTTGGTTTTGATCCTCAACAACTTCAAGATATGCAAAAATACATGGCTAATTGGAATATGCAAAAACCTTTGTATAAAGATAATAATGTTGTTCCTTATCAAGGTAAAAAAGCTGCACTACCTTCTTATTTTCCTGCTGACATGCTTAACAAATATGGAGAGCCTAAAAGAGGAGCTAGAGTTACTGATTTAGAAATGACTTCAGGTACAGGTGCAATATCTGGTGAAGAACAAAAAGGCTTTACTGCAAATACTCCTCACTATGGTTCATCAAGAAACTTTAGAGATACACTTCGTGATTTTACTCATCCTGGAGAGTTTAACAAAAGAAAAGAATACGGTATATACAATGATGTAGACTGGATAAATGATGATGAAAAATATAATCCTAATCTTCAAAATGGTGGTGAACTTGATAAGTATCAAACTGCAGGTCCAGTAAAGTATGATGTAAAAGATAAAGAATTAAGACCGGATGTAGAAACTAAAAAAGATGAAAAAGGTGTATTAATGGATTATGAATTTATTGATCCAGCAGATGATTTTAAATTTACTGAAGATGAAGTTGGAGCACAAACTAAAAAAACAGGTTATGAAGTAGATCCTGAATCTGGTTTTTATTATAATCCAACAACTGGTAAAAAACCTGGTAAAGCAGGTCTTGATGATTTCTACAGAAGACATAAATACTTTATTGACCAATACCCTGGTGGTAAAGATGCATGGATGAAAACTCAAATTGCAGCTAAAGGAAAAGAAAATCCTGCTATGACATATGTTGTTAATAATCTTAATGCACTTCACAAACAGTTAACTGGTAAAGATATGGTTGACATTAAGCAGAAAGGTGCATACATACCAGGTGTAGAATTATTCAATCTACCAGGTCTTCAAAGAAAAGCTGCTAAAAAAGAAGAAGAGAAAAAAGATGAAGAAGTAGAATTAGATGAAGACGGTAATCCAATTGATGAACAACAAATTCCACCATATAATGGTAATGCACCATGGTGGCTACAAGATCAATTAAAAGCTGCTGGCGCATTTAGTGATTTAATGAGTGTTAATAAATATTATCCATGGGCTCCAAAGTATAGTCCAACTGTTCCGGAACCAGTTTTTCTTGATCCTACTAGAGCAATAGCTGCTCAGTCAGAACAATCAAAAATTCTTGGTGATGCAATGGCACAATTTTCTCCTTCAGCACAATTAGCTTCTTCTAGACTTTCAAGTCTTCAAGGTCAACTTGCTAAAGGTGCAACAGATACTGCACATCAATATGATACAGCTAACGTACAAATTGCTAATCAATTTGGTCCAGCACAAGCTGACATATATAATAAGGCACAACTATATAATCAAGGAGTTACTAAAGGATTGTATGATGGAACTGCAATCATGAATCAACAATATGATAATACTATGAGAGCTTTAAAAAATAATGCACTTAATCAAGAAGTGAGTGGTATTACTAATGCTATGCAAACTGATGCAATGAATCAAATGTATCCTCAATTCCAAGTTGATCCTTCAGTAGGAGGTAGAATGCATTATTCTGGTTATGGTAAACCAAATAGACCTGAAACTTCAAAATCATTAGCTGATTTGTACAAAGAGTACTATGATGCTACTGGTGATAGAGAAGCAGCAGCAAAATTTGCAATGATGGAATATAAAAAAGGTGACAACGGAACTGGAGATTTGTATCCTGCAGATGCAATGATGTCCTTATATGGTAATATGAAAAAAGGAGGAACATTTATGTTTGGCCCAGGAATGTTACCACCAATGATTCTTTAAACTTTGTAGGTTTAGTAAACTTATAAAATTTTAATATATTTACAATATAGATAAACATTAATTATGGCAACGTATTTACAAGGCGTAACAGATTATATACCGCAATTTCAACCTTTTCAACCGGATTTGAATTTCTACAATAATTTATTGCAGACTAAGCAAACACAGTATGATAGTAATTGGAAATCAATTAATAAAATATATGGTCAATATTTTTATTCTGATTTAAGTAGAAAAGATAATCTTGATATTAAAGAAGAGTTGATGAAAAACATTGACTTTAATCTTAAAAGAACTTCTGGATTAGATCTTTCATTAGATCAAAATGTTGAACAAGCTATACAAGTATTCAAACCCTTTTATGAGGATAAACACCTTATGAAAGATATGGCATATACTAAAAATTACCAAAATCAACGTAACAATGGATTGTCATTAAAAAATTCCAAAGATCCAAATGAGAGAAGTCAGTATTGGGATCCGGGAATTAAAGATCTAGATTATAGAAGAGAAGAATTCAGAGAAGTAAGCCGTGAAGAATCATTAAACTTTGCAAGTACAACTTATACACCATATGTTAATGCATTAGATAAGTATTCAAAAGTTGCAAAAGACTGGGGTATTTCATCAGAGATAACAAGTCCTGATGCATCAGGTAACTATATGATTAGACAAAAGAATGGAGACCTGATTTTACCAACTCTTCAAACTTTATTTACAGCATATGGAGCAAATGATCCACAATTACAAGATGTGTACTTTACTCAATCATATGTAAATAGAAAAGACTATGCATATCAACATGCTGGTGATTTTGGTGGTGATAAGAATGCAGCTGAAAGAGATTACCTTAATCAAGCTACTACAACTATTTCTAATTATGCTTCAGAAAAAAATAAACAATATCAAAAACAATCAGAAGGAATAGCTAAAGAACAAAATAGAACTGAAAAAGTTATAAGTAAAAATGAAGACAACTTGTTTACTCAAGGATATCTTGAAAGATTAAATGAAGCTGCCGGATATACAACACAAGCTGCTAATGCTGCTGAAAAACTTGATAAAGAAGTAAATGAAGGTTCAGAAACTGCAGTAACTACTGGAGGAACATTTAATACAGATGATGATATTGAAACTTTAAGAAGAAAAGTAGATGCAGGTATTGCATCAATGTTAATGGATGCTGATATTTCAGAGGCTGCCTATACTTACTCACGTAAAGATATGGTGTATGAAATGAAAGAAAGTCAAAGAGGTCTTGAAGGATTAAGACAAGAAAATAGAATTAAAGCTATTAATGCAAAACAAAAAGCTGATGAATGGAACATTATAACTAAAAATAATTTAGATCAAGGAATATGGTTAACTAATGCAAATGGACAAATTTATAAAAAAGATTTAAATGTACAAGATGATGAACCTATTTCAGCTGTAGATCCAAGTGATCCATTAAACCCAGAACTTGAACCTCAAGATATATTAGATGAAAATAAAAGAGTAGAAGATGATATAACTAAATTATACACAAGTAGTTGGTTGCAATCAGCTCGCACTTTAGTTGAAGAAAAACATAATGATGGAACTCTTTCAGATACTGAGTATAAAACAATGTATGAACCATTTGCATATAGTGGAATAGATCAATTTTTTGATTTTAAACAAAAACAAAAATATACTAAAAATCAAAGTGTAGCATCTAGAGTTCTTAATAGAGCAAAAGGTCAAGGTACAAGTCCTATAGCATTTGAAGAAAACTATACAACACCTGAATCTTTTATGAAAGGCTATGATGCTAATGCAAGTGAATTTTTATTAGATAAAGCTGAAACATTGACAAACATTAAATTAAAAATTGATGCTTTAGCAGAAAAATCAAGAGGTGATAAGAGTAGTGGTGATAATTATATAATGAGTACTGTAGATTCTAGTATGAAGATGGATGAATATATCATGCATGCTAGTGCTGTAAAAGCAATTAATATGGCAAATACTCAAACAGTACAAACTGCATTAGAAGCATCACCTGCATTATTCCAATTTACAAATGGCAATAAAACTATGATAAAAGAAATTGTAAAAACCTTTTATGATGGTAATGGTGGACCTATGAATGAAGAAGCTTTTGACAAAATTGTAAGAAGTAAACTTGATATAACACCAAAAAAATATTTTTTAGAAGGCACTATTGATGATAAAGAATTTTTTAGACAAGGTCAATTAACTAAAGAAGAAGTTACAAGAGATGTTTTTTCTAGAAACTCCAATGTTCCTGATAATTTAAAATATCAATTGGTGAATAAAATTCTTAATGCACAAAAAGAATATACTACATTAAAAAATAAATATGGTAAAGATTATGCAGGAGAAAATTCAGATTTTAGAAGAGCAGAAGAAGTACAAAGAGATTTCATTGAATCTTTAAGCGATCCTAGTAAATCTACAAAAGCAATGTATCTTACTTTACAGGGTGCTTATAATAAAGTAGTTAAAGATCCAAGTAAATTTAAAATATTAACTCCATTACTTAAAGAAATAACAACTTCTGGAGGTAGAGCAGGTGTATATTCAAAAGGTGAAACTGGTTATGAAGTTCATCTTGGAGCTCCTGAAACTTTTAAATCATTTGTAGAATTTATTAAAGGTGACTTACCACATATAGCTTTTGGAGATATTAATAATACTGCTATTAGTATTTTAGGAACTTCAAAATTTGCTTTTAATCAATCTAAAGAACTTGCAAGTGCAAAAGATGGAGATGGTGGTGCTCAAAGAAACTTATTAAAACGTATTGCTACTGATTTATATAATGAAATTGGTACCAAGTCAGGTGTAAAACCATTTAATTTTACACAAAGACAATTGGCTGCTGATAATAGAAATTTAGGTGCTATGGTAATAAAACCAACTAAAGAATTTTTAGATAAATATAAAGCAGGTAAAGATGAACCAGGTTTAAGTGCTGAAGATATTAACAATGCATTAAGATATGGTATTTCATTTATTGCTCCAAGAGAAAATTTTACTAATTCTTTATTTACACAAAATTTTTGGACACCAATGCAAACTGCAGTTGAAGCTTCTCCAAATCAAAAACTTGTTTTATCAAATCCATATGGTTCTGGTAGAATTGAAATTAATAAAGTTAAAAATGGAATAGGTGATTATAAAATTATGTCATACTATAATGTTCTTCAGCCTGATGGAACAATTGAAGTAAAATATGCAGCTTTGCCACCTTTAGTATATGGAAATAATCTTGATTTTCAAGCACGTGATTTAAAAGCACAATTAAGTTTAGTTGCAGAACTTAATCAAAAAATGTTTCAAAGTTTGGAACCTCAATATAAAAAAATTGCAAGTGCTTCACAGTTACTTAAAGATATTCCGGTTGCAATGTTTCCTCTTATACAAATAAGTAATTGGAAATTTAAAAATGAAGTTGAAGGACGTAAATAATAAAAAACATTAAAAAAATACTATATATACATGGCTCAAGAACAAACAGATCAAACTAATATAGATGAAACTTCATCTAAATTTGATTTTTTAAGAGAGGCAACTCCAAATATTGAGGTTCCAAATTATATGAAAACTCACTATCCAACTACAAAAAGTATTGATAATCCAGCATATCCTATGAGAGATCAGGTAACTGGATTACAACCTTTTGGTAATAACTTACCAAAAAACAATACTAAAAACATGGATGCTGTTGATGCCATAATTTCACAAACTAGAAAAAGAGCTTTTAGTTATGAAGATCAAAATGTATATGCAAAAACATATTCTTTTGATGCTTCACCACAAGGAGCTCACATGGCTAGATATAAAGGTTATGGTGAAGAAACTTATGCTAAAATTGGGTTTAATCCTGAGTTAAATAATGAAGCTATATTTAATGAACAAACAACTATGACTGATGATTTTGCTAGAATGTTTACACATTCAGCATGGCCAATGTTAAAGTTGGGATTTATGGCTCCACTTGAAAGTTATGGACAAATGTTTACAGGAGATAGTAGTGGAGATTCAATTCAAGCAGAAAGATATAATGAATTAAATGCACTTGGCTATTCAACCAAAGGTGGTCTAGGAGGTTTTACTAACAACCTTTTACTAAGTGCCTCTTATAGTGCTGGTATTATTGGTGAGGCAATAACTGAAGGAATGGTAATGGGTGCCATAGAAGGAACAATAGTTGGACCTGAAGGAACAGCAATAGGTGGAGCATTAGGCGGTGTTGGTGGAGCTCTTAAAGGAATATTTGCTTTACCAAAAGCTTTAGCTCAAATGGGTAAGTATGGTAGCCAAATGTTACTTAATCTTAAAAATGCTCAAAAATATACTGTTGCTAAAAATTTATTTAAAACTGCATCAAAAACAATTGGTGATTTTGTCAATCCTATTTCAAATACCAAAGATGCTTTTACAAACCATGTATTTGGTAATAGTGATAATTTATCAAATATGGCTAGAGCTGCTAAAACATTTGGTGGTTTTTATAATGATGTAAGAATTATAAATGCAGCCTTATCTGAAGGAGGCCTTGAAGCTGGAATGGTAGAAAACAACATGTATAAAAACATGTATGATAAATATTATAGTGAAAATGGTGTTGCTCCTACATCTGATGAACAAAGGCAAATGCAAGTACAATCACAAATTGCTGCAGCTCATGCTAAGATGTATAATACTGCATTAATATTTTATACAAATAAGATTACACTTCCTGCTATATTTAAAGGTAGTATATTTAAAAATGCTACTAGTGTTGCTGCTAGATCTGGTTCTTGGAAAGTTATATTTGATCCAAAAAAACAAATATATGAAACTGTAAAAGTAAATTTTAAAAATGCATTTAAAGGATTAACACGTCCTGCAAATTATGGTAAAGTTTCAGTAGCTTATTTTAAAACTAATGTAGCTGAAGGTTTACAAGAAAATATGCAAGATGTAATTGCAGATGCAACAGAAAAATATTATACTGATGCATATAATGATAAAGGTAAAGCTACTACAGATTATGCTATGGCAGCTTTATATAATGGTCTTTCAAAACAATGGAGTGCTCAAGGAGGAGAAACATTCTTATCTGGTTTTGCAATGGGATCAGTGTTAAGACCATTAAATAATGTCCCACATTGGGCTTCAATTGGTTATAATAAGTACTTTAAAAATAGAAGTAATTGGGGTGAATATCAAAAAGAACGTGAAACTGGAGCTACTGATATTAGAGATGCAATGAATGCTATGCATCAAAATGGTGTTGACTTTTTAAATCTTAGATCTTTTAATCAAGGAGTAGCAGGTTCAATTGCTAGAGTAATTGATAGTGCAGACACATCAACTAAAGAAGAAAAAGATGCAAAAAATACATTAATATCTACTGCTTGGATTACTGCATTACAAACAGGACAGATGCAAACTTTTTTAGATAACTTCAATGGATATAAACAAATGTCTCCAAAAGAATTAGAAGATGCATGGGGACTAGAACCAGGACAAGGAGAAAAAGCTCATATTAAAATTGATGAAATAACAAAAAAAGGAAAAAATTTAAGTGACAGATATACTTATGCAATGAAAATGCATCCCCAAAAACTAAAATTATCTGATTATAAAAAAGGTACACCAGAATATGAGAAAGCTGACATACTTATAAAAGCACACCAAGTAGGAATAAGAAATTTAATATATTTACAAGATTCATTTGATAATAATTTAGAAAGAATAAATAAAATTAATAATGATTTTGCTAGTCTTCCTGGATTTGCTAATATGCCATCTACTTATATTCAAGCCATGCTTGATCCTGTTAGGTTAAATTCTGAGTTACAAATGCTCAGAACTGAAGTTGAGATGAAGGGACCAGATGTTGAGCAAAAACGTAAAATATTAACTGCATTTGAAAACTTAGCAGCAACACAAGATTTTTATACTGAATTTACAAATACTCTTAAAGAAAAGTTTAATAAGCAAGATAAAACTTTTGATGATGAAGAAATGCTAAATGAGTTAGTTGAGTTTGGAAAAAGATTTGAAGAACTTGGAGTAAATCCAGAAGAAGATTATAAAACAGCATTTGTAAATGTACTTAAAGCAATTTCAGGAGATGCTTCTACTTTCCATAAATTTACTTCTGCACCAGAATCAGGAGGAACAATTGATAATTTATTTGCATCAGTTCTTGACAACGCTTCTCTTAAGAATGAAAGTAATGGTCTAGTGCGTTATATTAATACTCTTTTAGATCCTGAAGGTTTTACAGAGCACATAAATAGGAATTTTCAATGGATGAGCAACCTGTATGCCAACCGGAAGGAATACTATAAGGATATAGTAAATGAACAAATAAAAAATATTGAACATAATTCATTACTTGCTGACTTAGCAGATGAAGGTATATATGTTGACTTAGATGAATTTGCAGACTTTGTAGAAAATGGAACTTTACCTACTGAATTTATTGATAGTGTAAATGAACGTATAATAACTGAGGATAGTCCTTTATGGGAAGACTACATAGATAAATTTTATGAAGCACTTGAGAATAGAGATAAAAAAGCAGCTGGTGAAAATTCTAATTTAGAAGAACAACTTGAAGAAAGAATTAAAGAAAGAAATGATCAAAGAGCAAAAGAACTAGATGATGCAAAATTAATTTATCAAAAAGAACTTAAAATTGAAACTGGTAAAACTGAACAAGAGTTAATCAAACTTCAGAATACTGCAGATGATAAGGATGAAGAAAATAAAGAAAAACTTCAAGCAAGACTTGATGAAATTACAGATTTAGCAAAACAGTTAGAGTCTGCTGATGCAATTGAAATTAAAGCTATACAAGAAAGATTAGTTGAATTAGGTATTATATCTGATGATACAGATCTATTGTCAGAACAAGCAAATGCATTAATTGATGCTGATCAAAAAGGTGTAGTTGCAGAAATAACAAAATTAGTTGAAATACATAAACAAAAAGGTTTACCTATTGAAACAGAAAATGGAGTTTTAGTAGATACTGAAATACAATCAAGAGCTATTGCAAAATTAATAGCACTTAAAGAAATTAATAAGCAATTACCATTATTAAAAGAAAAAATTGATAAAATTGTTCCTGCTACTACAGTTAATAAAATAGAAAATACTAAAGCATATAAAGCTTATCAAAAAACTATTACTGAAATTAATGATAAATATGATAAGTTAATCAGTGAACTTAAAGCAGAATTTGCAAAGAAAGCTACTGGTAGTGCTAAACCAAAACCTTCTACAGATACTTCTTGGGATGATCTTCCTGTTGCGCTTAAAGATAGATTAACACCTTTATTTGAAGAGTTTAAAACAAAAAATAATATTACTCCAGAAGAAGAAGGTACTGTTAGACAAAACTGGTTAAAAACTCAAAGTGATGTTATTAATGAATACAATAATCAAGTAACAGAAGGAACAATAAGTATGACAATGCCCAAGCTTATGTTCTTTCCAAATGAATTTGAGTATGATGGTGTTAAAAAAACTTTAGCAGATCTTAAGTTATATCAATTAAAAGCATTAAAAGATTCTGCACAAAAACAACTTAACACAAATAAAAAATTAGATCCTGCAGATAGTGAAAAAACACTTCCTCTTACACAAGAGGATAAAAATAATTTAACTTCAGATCTTAAAGCACTTACTGAATATATTAATAGTGTTAGAAATACATTTAGACCTGATGTAGTATTTGAATCTAAACTTCAAATGTTTAAAGAAAGAATTCTTAATAGACAAGATGAGTTAGAAGAAGAACTGGATGATGAAGGTAATGTAGTTGCAAGATATTTAGATGGTAAAATTGCTCAACGTGTAACTAAACATGCTGAAAAGATACAAGCTCAAATTATTAATAAACCTGAATGGACATTTAGTAGTGTTAAAGAAGAAACATTACCTGATGGCACAGTTAAAACACCTTGGACTCTTTCATACTTTAGATCAATATTAGAAAATGAAGCTCTTACATCTGAACAAAAGGTTGAAGCTTTTATGTCTGAGTTTAAAAAGAAAACAACCAAAGGACAATTTGCTGAGCCATCAAAAATTACTGATTTAGAAAAAGCTCTTAAAACAGATTTTTCAGAAGCTAACTTAATTAGAACTATTAATAAACTTTCATTTAGAGAATCAGCAATTGCTGGTAATACTGTAGATATACTTATACGTGATTTCTTTACACTAGATGCTGAATCTGGATTTAAAAAAATTACAAAGCCAACTAATATGACTCAAGAAGCTTTTGATTCTTTGTTTGGTGATAACGGTATAATTACTGAGTTTAGAGATGGAATGATTGATGGTAAATTCTTTATCTTATCAAATAACTTAAATGTATTTGATTCTAATCTTCTTGAAACTGGTCTTGCTGGAGCTATGGATATTGTTGCAGTTGATGAAAATGGTGAATATTTTATTGTAGATATTAAAACATCCACTGAATCAAATTGGAAAAACTTTAATGCTGAATATTTACATAAAATTAAAAAAGGAGAAACTCTTGATGATATTGCAGAAAAGTACAAAACAACACCAGATAAACTGCGTGAAATAAATGCTGATAGTCAAACTTTTGAACCTGGTAATACAGTGTTTGTAAGTACTGATATGAATAGTAAAAAATTATATTTCCGTTTACAACAATCAATATATAGAAACTTATTTTATAATATGTCAGGTATCATGCCTCAAAGATTAGGTTTGTTACCAATTGAACTTACATATGATTTAACCGGATTTATTACATCAGCTAAAAAAGCATCAATTGTAGCTGAAGGTGATTCTACAGTAGACTTAGAATATGCTCCTGAAGTAGAAGAATATGGTGTTACTTTAATTACTCCAGAGTTTGAAGAAACTGTAGAAGAAGTACCTGTTACACCTACAGACCTTAAAGCTGATATAGAAAGAAAAATAAACAGTTTACCTGATAACTTATTGTTTATAACTCATGTAACTTCAACAGGTGCAGCATTAAAGATTTTTAATGATAATTTATTAATGCCTAATGGAGTAAGTTCTACTACAGGAGTTGTCAATAAAGAACAATTAAAACAATTACTATTTAATTTAGCTGAAGGTAATTCTCCTCATAGAGGATATTTAGATTTATTTATAGCAGGTATTGATAGAGTTACTCTTGAAAATACTAATGGTAAAAGTTTACAAGATAAATTAGAAAACTATTTAGATGAAAACTTTATAGATGATGTTGCAAAAACACAACTACCATCTAGTTTAAATATTGGATACTTTACAAATGGTGTTTTAAATACTAAATATGATGCAGAACTAGCTGCTTTAAAGGGTACTGCTAAAGTTACATATCAAGTAGAAAAACCTGAAGATACTTCTTTAGGAGCTAATCTTGGTAAAACAGTATTGTATAAAGGACATGTAGGTAAACTTGTTATAAATGAAGATGGTACATTTGGAGTTGAGTTTCCAAATTCAGAAATAGCAGACCTATATGCGAATCAGAAAATTACTGAAGAAGGCACAACTGTATTTGATCTTACATCAGAATTACTACCAGCTAAGGATAGAAACCTATTATCAACTAATGTAGGTATTTCATTTATAAATGAAGTTACTGAACCTATGCAAACTCAAATTGTTGATGATGTAGTATTTGAAACTAAATTTTTAGATAAGAAAGGGACAAGAGTTGAAGTTAATGGTGTTGAATATAAAGTTAATAGAAACAATACTGGTCAAGTAGTATCTTTATCTTATAATAACAATGATGGTAAGATAAAAACAATAGATAAAGAAACACAAAAGTTATCACTTAAAATTAATGAACTATTAGCAATAAAAGGTTTAGTTGGTGAGGAGTTAATTAAAAATCAAAAAGAAATAGTTCAATTTAAACAAAGTATTAATGCTCTTAATGCTAGAAGAAAAATTCTTGTAAATTCAAATCAATCACGTACTATCCGTGGTGGTAATGCAGAAAATATTATCTTTGCTTTAAACAGTTTACCACAAACATTTAGTGAAGGATCTGAGAATAAAACTGTAGTAGATGAAGTTAGAGAGTTGAAAAAAATGAATAACCTTGCTTCTTCTTCAACTGCATCACAAAGAATAGATGAAATTCTTTCAATAAACTATCCTGTAAAACTTGATACATTGTTTACACAAGGTATTTCAGGCATTAATGGAAGTGACATTAATACTATTGTTAAATGGGCTAATGATACTATTGAAGCTTTAGAAAACTATGGTTATGGTTTACTTGCTAAAGGAGATATAACTACAGATGTAGAAAATCAAATACTTGCTTTAAATCAATTAGTAAATGATATTAAACAAATTAAACTTAAAAAAGATGGACAAATCAGTAAGCAACAACCAGCAGCAAGAAAAATCTTCCAACCAGAAAAAGTACAGACCGGGACTAATGTACCTCAAGTACAAAAGCCTACCGGAACAGGGACAGAAGGAGTTCCTCCAGTGGAGAGAAGAGAAAAGCCAACAAAGCTTGAACAAAAGCAAATAAGACTTACTATAAGACAACTTATACAAAATCAAGAAAATGATGACATTGCTAATGAATTATTAGGTATTTCTGCAACTAAAGGTAAGTCTAAGCAAACAGACAAATTTATTAAGAAACTTAATAAAGCAAAATCATCTGATGAAATGATGATGATTTGGGCTGATGCACATGCTAAACATATGCAAGATCCAGTTAGTATTGAAATTGATATTTTTGATAAGGTATATAATCAAAAACTTGCTACCTTTGATACTGAATTAAGTATTGATAGTTTAAGTATTGGAGATATTCTTAGACTTAAAACTGATGATTCAAAAGTATATGTTATATACAGTAAAACTGAAGAAGATGTTACTGTAAGAGAATTTGGTGAAGTTGACAATATGAACCTTAATGAAGGTGCACTACAACTATTTAAAAGATTACCTAAAGATAACCAACCTGAAATACCAGAAATAATGGAAGAGATCACATCAGAAACAAAAGATGCAGTTACAGAAACTGGTTTAACACTTGATGATTTAAAGAAATCACCTGACGCATTTGATGATGCAAAAGCAAATGCTAAAAATAAAAATAAAACTTCTAGATTGAAAGATCTTAAAGACAACTCTAAACTTTGTTAAAATGGCGTGTGCATTAAACAGTGATCAAATAAAAGATCTGTATACAATTCTCTATGGTGAGATTAATGATAGAATACAAGATAAAGAATTACCTAAATTTGATATAAAGTCATTTATTAAATCCTTTTATAATGAACTTATGGATCCTAGTGATCCTATGGAAGAAGAAAAAGCATTGTTATATCTTCAAGCAATTCCAGATATATTTATGTTAATAACTGGTGATTCTGAAATTCAAGATTATATACTTGATAATGACATCCAATTAAATGATATACTTAAATTATCTAAAAAGTTTGAGTCACCTGAGCTTACTGCAGTTAGAGAATTTATTACTGTAAAAAAAAAGACTAATAAAGAAATTAAAATAAACATTAGTCAAATTAATAAGTCTATAAAAAAAATAGTTCTTAAAGATCCAGAACCAGGGCAAAGTGCAACACCTAAAATTTATAAAAATAAAGCAAGAGTAATTACAGCTGCAAGTACTACGCCACAACAAGCTATAGCAGCAAATCCAGAAACTTTAACTGAGGAACAAAGAAATAAAATTGACCAAGAAAAGGTAATGTTTTATACTGTAATACAGAACCTTGCATATTTGGTAACTAATAAAACTGCAGATCAACAAGACATAGAATATAATAATGTTCCAGTACGTCTTAAACCTGTTGTAGTAGGTGCAGTTGATCAATCATACTTTACTGAAAAAGACAAAGTATTTATGAAAGCAAAGCCTGAAGGTATAGTTACATTTGTATCTGACACTGAAGGCAATATTTTATTTTTTGATGAGGATGGCCAACTTACTGATAAAAAATCTGGAAGACCTGTTTATCAATATATAAGAAAAGTTACTCTTAAGAATAACAAATTAGTACTGAGTAATCAAAGTGATTTTTACTATAACATTGTATCTCCAGAAGAACAAGTAGAACAAATGCGTAAGAATGCTGCAAGTAATAAAATAGAATTTACTGACGCATATGCAAAAACACAAATTCAACAAATAAAAGCACAACAACAAAAAGATTTAAATAATCTATTTAACTTAAGAAATTACCTTACTGAGAATACAAATGCAAATGTGTTATTACCTATCACAGGAGGATCTACAGGATACGTTGAAACTGATTATAAAGTATTAGCAGAAACAGATATTAGCCAAGATGAAATTACTGAGTATTTCATAGAAGATTCAGGTGATGATTCAGGAAACTCATATTTTATCTTAACAAGACCTAAAGGTGGGATGGAGATAAACTCAAAAGTATTTTTACAACGTGGTGACATTACATTAGAATTAGCAAAAAAAATAGCACAAGTACTTACTACAGATGCCAAAGTTAAAGGAGAGCAATTGAATCCATATGAAAAAATGGAATATGCAAAAGTTTTTATTAATAACCGTGTATCTAAAAACCGTATAAATATTGATGTTCAAGAAAAAGAAGGTCTTCCTCAACTTGTAATAACAATATTTCCTACTAAAAATGATGCTGCAAGAAATAAAAATGGAGTAGAAATTACTACTGCACAAGAAATTGAAGATCATTTAATGAATGCAGTTGAATGGACTGCAAAGAATATTAAACGTACTGAAACATATCCTGCTAATATAAGTTATAATAAAAAATACAAAGGTGGTAAGACCTTTGTTGATTATAATATTGTTGGTGATAAGATTACTACAAGTGAAGTTTCTTACTTTGACTATATTAAACCATTTATCAAAATTGAAATTAGTAAAGATTCATATGCATACTTTGCAGGCTTTAATTCTTATTTAATGTTTGCTATTCCGGATGTTGTTAAATCAGCTGATACAGAATATGAAGTTGGTTTTGCAGTTGATAAAGCTCAGACTAAAGCAAAAGGTAAGAAAAAAGAAACTAAACCTGTTGTCATCCAAGAAATTAAACTTAATAATGATAAAATAAAAGTAACAGTTGCAAGGAAGTCTGGCTATGGTGAGGCTACCAAACAAGCTATTAAGTCAGGGGACGGTTCACTAGCTTTTGCAATTGACTTTGATAATAGCGCAGAATCATTAGTGAAAAGAGAATCTGTAAACTATTTTGGAGTAAAACTAGATAGTAAGTCTAAAGCACCTGCTAAATTAGTTCCTACACCTCAAGGTATAAATAATATTGTTTCAAATATTAATAAGTTTACGCCAGGTAAATTATTTGTATCTGGTAATGATATATCAATTTTAGAAAAAGCAGGTTATACACAAGATGATGTTGATCAATATATGGCTAATATATTAAAAGCTGTATCTACATCTCCAGATCTTGTTACTCCAATTACTCAAATTATTACAACGGGTCAATCAGGAGTTGCTGAAGCTTTTGTTAAAGCTGCCGCTAAAGTTAATATACTTACAACTATTATAGCACCTAGGGGCTACTCATTTAGAACTTTATCAAAAAATACTGAAACCGGATACAAGGATGAAAATGATAAGATAGGGTTTATTAACCGTTTTGGAAATACTCCAGAAGCATTACCAACTGAAGAAGAAGTTATTGTAGATGAAGTTATACCAGCTCCAGTAGTTAGAAAAGCTAGAAAAACAAAAGTAATAGATAAAACTGTAGAAGAACTTAAAGCAGGTGATGCTGTAAAAATTCAAAGTGCTGTTGACTCTATTTTAGGTGCAGTGCCTACATCTTTACTACCTCCTAAAAATTTAGAAAGATCAAAAGGTATAGGTAGTTTTCTTGATAGAGTGTTTACTACTAAGGCAGATAGAAAAAAAGCTGATGACTGGTATGAAAAATCAGATCTTAGTGATGTTATTTCACTTGAAAGAATTACTGCTATAGTAAATTCAGATGCATTTGCTACTTGGTCTAAATCAGGTATTACTTTGTATGAAGGAGATGGTGGTACATCTGTAGATTTATACCATGAAGCTTGGCATGGATTCTCTCAGTTATTTTTAACTTATGATGAAAAAGTAGAGTTATATACTCACATGAGAGATAACTATCCTAAATGGGCTAATGCTGAGTTTATTGATATAGAAGAAAGTTTAGCTGAAGACTATAGATCTTATGCAAAATTTAACAAAAAATTTCCAGGTATCATTGGAAAGATCTTTGCAAAAATTTCAAAAATTTTAAGAAAACTATTTACTAAGTTAACTAGAAGAGACTTTACAAGACCAATGGATATTCCTATGGTTAAAGCAATGTATGATAATTTATTAAACAATGATTTATCTAAATACTCTCCAGATGTAAACAATGCAATGCCAGAGTTTACAGTACTCAACCGGGCAAAAGTAATTACTCTTCCTAAGTCTATTGAAAATAACTTTAAAGAGTTTTCTTTATCAGAGAGTAATAAGATTAATGAGAGTATTGACTCAATTATGGCAATGACTTTTAGAAACTATGCTAAAAAATTCAATGCTCCAGCTGCAGTAGATTACATACTTACAAATCCTACTAACCGTAAGGCAATGTATGAGGATGTAAAAGTTAAACTTGAAATTAAAAGACAAGATTTTGTTGACCAACTTTCAAGAGTAACCATAGAAAATCTTGATAGAGAAGATTCAAATGACTTCTTAGAAGCTATGCTAATGGAGAAAGTAGATCTCTTCAATAGAGTGCTAGAAGGTTTTGGAGATATAGACATGTCCTTAAGTGGAGAACAAAAGTCTGGTGTTGTAGCATACCATATTAAAAATTCAAGATTTAACATTCTTAAAAAAGCATTACAAGAAACTGAAGAAGAAGATGCTTCAAATATTTCAATGTCTCAATCGGGTAGAGAACAAAATGACAATGTTAAATCTGCTAAAGAATATGCAAGTGAAGAAACTATGATGTTACTTGCATCTGTTAATAAGCAAACAAAAGAATATGATAAAGATGGAAATCCAATTTATGTTCTTAATAGTCTTGACATACCAGAATTAGAAGATCCAGATCTTTTGTGGAATAGATTAGCAAGATTACTTGCAGGTTCTTTAGATCCAAATGAAATGTATAGTATTATGATTAAATCTCAAGATAATTATCCTGAGTTTGAACAAATATTAACTTTACTTCCAAACCCTGTTGAAAATACAGATACATATAAATCTAATAGTGAGTTTGATGCAGAAACAAAATTTTGGCAAGATCTTAAAAAACCAATTGTTAAGTTTAAACAATTAACAATTAGTAAGACAATTGTTGAAAGAGGTGGTACAACTATAGAAGGAACAGTTAAAAAAGAAAAGTCAACATATGAGTCTAGATTATCAAGATCAGATTTTAGTACTCATGGGATTATATCTGACTGGACTGCAAATTTTATAACGGCAACTAAAAAAACTAATCCTTTTATTTATGAAAAGGATAATGATAATTATTTAGATACAGATAAGATAATGGAAAACCTATCTGTAAATGGTATATTGCCAAATAAAAATTCAGTACAGTTTTTAAATGCTCTTGGTATTAATTTAGATATGACTAGTTATCAAATTAAGTCTTTTGTAAATAATCCTAAAGCATTATTTAATACTGGATTTGGTGTTAATAATATATTCAGTATTGTACAGAAAGTACATTTAGCTAGTAAATCTAAAATACCAGCTCAAGTAATAGCAGCAGAAAAGTTTAAGAAAAACCCAATGCACTATCTTTTAAATGGTTTACCAGCAGCATTAAGGACTGATCCAAAAAAAGATGAAGCTGTTAAAACTAAAATTAGACTTTTAGCTGAATTACAAAATGAATATTCTGATGGTTATTCTAATTTTAGTACAATAACTCCAGAAGGAAACCGTGTATGGGAACATTTTTTAGACAGTACAATTACTAGAGTTATAACTTCAATTAATAAAGCTAAGAACTGGCAAGAACTTACTGACCCTGAAACAGATGTAAATGGTAGATTTAAACATATGTACTGGTTAGCTAAAGAGAATAACCCATATTCTAATTTTTCTGTTTTATTAAATTCTATGTTTTATTTAGATCCACTAAATGCTCCAATAGATAAAGATGGATTATCAATGTATGGAAATAAAAAAGCGGGAGCTGAATTAAATTTAAATATTGTTGCTGGTACTCAATTAGTAACTAAAAATAGTAATGAAAAAGAAGGTAAGTCTACTAGTTCTTCTGACCTTACAACAAAGTTTCTTCAAGAACTTCACACTATGCTTAATAATGGTGTAGAAGAATTTATGAGACATGCTTCTAAGAATACTGCAATGAGTCTATCTACTAATAAAGTAGAAACATATGCTGGTAAAGATAACAATGGATTATATATTGATACAAAGTTGTTTAGACCATCAGCACTTAGTATGACGGGGAACTTTGGAGAGAGCCAAGCATTTAATATTATCTCTGGATATATGGCAGGAGAGCTTGATAGAATTTATAGATTTAAAGCTAACTCAAAAAACCCATACCTAAAAGAATCAGAAAAGTTTAAGAACTGGGCAGGTTATAATAGAGAAGTAGTAAAAAAAGATGGTAAAGTTGTTATGGCTGGAGAAGTTTTTACAGCATTTGATGATGTATTAACTGAAACAACTAAAAATAAACTTTACAATATTGTAGATGAGATGGTAGCAAAAGGTGAATCATTTAATCTTATAGAATATTTTGAAAATAATGAGGCTTTAAGAAGTGAAATAAAAGAACAAGTAATTGAGTATTTCAATAAACAAACAAAAGTAAATGTCCGTAGACTTAAAAAAGCTAAATATTTGGACCCATCCTTATATGAGAATCTTACTATAGATGATCTTACAGTAGATCAAGTTGACACTATGTTAATTAAATCTTATACGTATAACTCTTGGATACATAAATTTGAAACACTGATAATTGCATATGGGGATTTAGCTCAATACAATCATTCTAAAGAAGAATTCCACAAACGTAATGCTGGACTAGCATCTGGTGGAAGAGGCTTCCGTGCTGACATGAGAGCTCAAATGTTTATTAATACTAATGTAACTGACCCAGACAAAGCTCCAGGTTTATTCCAAAGATATTATGCAAACAGAGAAGGTTATTCTGTAAGAGCATATGATGGTACATTGAAAACAGGAATCATTCAAGAAAAAATAGTTAAATCGGTATATTACGATGAATATCATGATAAGCTAGTAAAAACTTATACTGAAAGACTTAAGAAGAATGATAACATTGCAAAAGAAGACATAGAAAGTAAGGCAAATGAAATGGCTGATACTGCTTTAGATGAGTATACAAAAATGAAAGAAGCTGATGGTCAAGGTCATATTACTTTTGAATCATATAGAATGCTTAAAAAATTAGAGAGCACTTGGACAGATGAACAAGAAGCTTTGTATAGAAAAATTGCAAGAGGTCAACAAGTTAATTTTGAAGATGTAGTAGAATTTTTTCCTCCATATAAATTACAATACTTTGGTAACATGCAGGTTTCTGGATTACCGCTTACATCATTTCATAAGTTTTCATTAGCTCCACTTATTCCTTCAGTACATACTATGGATAGTAATCTTGGTAAGTTACATGATATGATGATGAAACAACAAATGGATTATGTATTATTTGAGTCTGGTTCAAAAGTTGGTCATGTTACAAGTAATGGTTCAGGTGATGTACTTTATAATGGTGATAATCAAACTATTAACACTGATGCAAAGTTCACTGTAAATACAGTTTTTGCTGAATTTCTTAAGAATCAAACTGAAATAAATAAAGTATACAAAAAGAAATCAATTTTCTCTACTCAGTTACGTAAGTTAATACTTGATGGTTTATATGAGCAAGGTAAAATTCCTTCAACTGATGAAAATAAAATTACTGATCCTATTGTAAAAAGATATATTAATCATGTTAGTGAATATACTAATCTCCTTAAAATGGAACTTCTTAATGAAATTGGTTTTGAAGAAAAAAATGGTGAGTATTTTCCAGTAGATAAAGATAGTACTGCAAAGGTATTAGCAATGATCCGTGCTAATCTTGAAAAAGATGATGTATTAGGTGATCACTTGATTGATATGATTGACATTAATGAAGATGGAAGTTTAGCATATGATTTATCATTACATCCAGAATCAGCTAAAATTGAAAAGATTTTACTTTCAATAATCAATAAAAGAATAATAAAACAAAAAGTAAAAGGTGAAGCTTTAGTACAAGTATCTGCAGCAATGTATGAAGGTATGTTTGAAACACCTAAAATGCATAAAGGAACAGATGCTGATATTAAAAAATGGGTAGGTAGTAATTTCTTACCAACATATCATAAAAAAGCAGATGGTACTACTGCAGCTATGAAAACAATGGTTGCTCTACAAGGTAGTTTTGTTCATTTACTTAAGTTAGAGTATAAAGGTAAAGAGATAGGTACAATAGACAGGCTTAATGAAGCTATCAAAGATGATGAATGGTTGGATACAAACAATAACCGTAAATTAATTACAATGGTTGGTGTCCGTATCCCGGTACAAGGATTAAATTCTATGGAGTTTATGGAGGTTTATCACTTCTTACCAGCTGAAGCAGGAAACATTATTATACCACCATCAGAAATAGTTGCAAAATCAGGGGGTGACTTTGATATTGATAAGATGAGTGTATTTATGCCAAATATTACTAAAGAGGGTGAATATGTAAATAGAATTTATGCAGATAATGAGGCAGTTAAACGTGAAGTTGAATCTGTAAAAGAATCAGGTAAATCAGCTGCAGGAGTTTTTACAGCTCAAAAAGCAGGTATAGAGAATGAACTTATTGAAGACATAAGAGCTATACTTGAACTACCTACTAATTATGCATCACTTATAACACCAAATGGTACTTTCTTATTAAAAGATATTGCAGATGATTTATCTCAGTATGTTATGGATTATAATCCACTTACTAACATGTCTTCTGATACTCCTAATAAATCAGATAAAAACAAATCTATCATTAGTCCAACTAGGGTATTAGAGTCTGAATATAACTTATACAAACATGAGTCAAATGTTATTGGTAAAAGAACACTTGGTCTAGGTGCTATTGAAAATACTTTTAATGTTCTTATGAATTCATTAGGTGCATCAATGCCAAATACGTTTTCTCATAGAGATGAATTAACTCCACGTTTTGCACACTTTTGGTTGAAACATAATACCATGATGAAGAAAACTGGTCAGTTAGATAAGAATGGTAAAGAGATAATGGAAAAAGTTATTTCATTATCAAATAGATTTGATGCTGATAACACAACTAAAATTGCAGATATCTTTTCCCAAATGATTAATGGATGGGTGGATGTTGAAAAAGATGCATGGATATTCTTTATTCAGGGTAATTATGAAGTAGCTCCAACATTACTATATCTTATTAAAGCTGGAGTACCTGTGAAAGATGCGATATACTTTGTATCACAACCTTTAGTAAGAGAATATGTAGATGAGCAACGTTTAATTAAATCTACATATGCAGAGCTTTTAAGAAAAAAACAATCTGATTTACCAGATAAATATGCAGCGGCATCTAATGTTATTTCTAAACATTGGGAATTACCTAAAACATTAAATAAAGGTAGGGCTAGATATGATGAAGCAGTAAGATTATCTAAAAAACATTTTAAAGGTGAGGAAGAATTTTCAACTGAAGAGATGTATGATTTAATTAAAGATTATAAAAAAGATCCTAAAGCTGCAGATTCAGATTTGTCAAAGTTAATGTTTATGCATTACTTACAAATTGAAGCACAGATAGAAGGAATAACTCAGTTAAAGATGAACTCTAATCCGGATACATCAACTGATAATGCTTTATTTAAATCAGAAGTAACTCTTGCAAACTTAGAAAGTTTAGAAACAGAATCTAAACTTGATCAAGATTTATTTAAAGATATGTTGTCTGATTCTATTATCAGTTCATTCTTTAATCAAAAAATGGCACTTGGTGTAAGTAAACCTTTATTTCCATTAAGATATCATCCAGCTATATCTAGTTTCTTAATATATCTAAGTAAAACAAGACAATTAAGAAAAGATTCAGCTACTACATTTGGAGAAGGTAATGAAGATGTATTAGTTGCAACTTTTAGAAATGACTTTATAAGTTACATCTTACAAAATTCATTAAGAAAATATAAACTTTCTGATGGATATAAAGGCTATGAGATGACAGATGTGGTGCCATTAAAAATGGTTGACCAATTAAAGTTTGGAGCACACGTAGGACTTGATAACGGTAAAAAAGTATTATATGTTGATAAGGTTAGTCTTAGAAATGAGTTTGAATCTAATGCATGGGTAGAAGGTTCAGACAATGCTAATAGTTATGAAAAGCGTAAGTTATTTCCTCTTAAAGCAGGACACTTTATGACTAATAAGTTTACCAATTTTGATGAATATACAAGATTTGTAGCTGAGAGAGAATTTTTAAGAGACTTATATCCTATTTCTGAATATAAGAATACAGAAGACTTTGAAAATGAATTAGTCATGACTAAAGTTCAGAAACCTAATATGGATGAGACTGAACAAAACAGATTTACTTATGAAAAATTCTTAGCACACAGGGCATTAGAGAATACCTTTAATCCTTATCACATGTTTAAGGACCCTAATTATTCTTTTGCAAGTGAATACTCTAAAATTCTTAAAAAATATAATAATCTTCCAAAAGAATATACTGTATTACAACGTATAAAAGTTGATGCAAATGATTCAAGAACTATGTTTAACTTATACCTTTCTGATAAAGATGTAAATAATTCTAAAGCAAACTTGTATCATGCAGATTTAATCAAACTTGCAGATCCAAATATTGAAAAAGTAGATAATAAAGAAGACAATAAAATGATTAGTGACTTCTTTACAAGAATGTCTATGGTAGCATTTTTACAAACAGGATTAAACAAAAGTAAATTTAGTTTTACTAATATAGTTGACTTTGATGAATTCTTATCAGTTATGCAGCAAGAAGGACAAAAGTTTGTTAATTTATTAAATGACAGTGAGTCAGCTGAAGAAATAATTACAAATTATTATTATGATATTTTCTTAAATGAAAATAAATTTATGAAAGGTGGCAAACCAAATAAAGATAGAAATAGATTTAAAAACCTTATTTCTAAACTTAATTTTGATAATTTGAAAAAAGTTAAAGCACCTACTGTTGCTAGTAAAGAAACAACACTACAATACTTAAGTCAAGAAGGCGTAGCAATATTTAAAAATAATACGGGCAAACCAGATCATTACCAAAATTTAGTAAATGTAAATTCAGATGTAGTGTTTGTAGCAAATGAAGTTGTAGCAGCAATTGCTGATCCAAGCAAATTCTTCTTAGGAGAAAGTAGTTTAGTTAGAGCAGCTGAAGGTATGGTAATTAAAATGCCAACATCACAACTTAAAATAAATGATAACTTCCAAGGATTCACTGATGAGACTTTTCCAAAGATTATTGAGAGATTTGAAAAAAGAATTGAACTTATAAAAAATATTTTATATACCTCTACAGGTGAGTGGACAGGGGAAGTAGTTGCATTTTCTAATAATGGATATGGAGATCCAAACAAGATGCCTCAAAAATTATTCGTATATTTATCTAGAAGATTGTATGAAGAATTTGGTTATTTAAATCCTGGCTCTGAGCATTATGATGAGATTTCTCAAATGGTAATAGCACAACAAGGAATTGATGATCAAATGATCATAGATAAATTTGATAATGAAACAAGTGATCCTTTCAAATGTTAAAATAAAATGGTTTGTAAAACAAAAATAAATTCTCTACAGTATTTGAGAAATAAAGATCTCATTAATGATGTAAATAGAATTCTTAATGAAACTGCCTTTGATGCAATCAATGAGGAGTTAACAAGATATGCTGAAGTTAAATATAACTTACCTACTGAAGGTAAGATGTTATATTCTAAATACAAAACTGAGCAAACAGATGACACCCGATCCCGGTATGTAAAGGATGCTAAGTATGCAATGTCATTTGCAGAGCCAAATGATGTTCTCTTCAATACTTTAGATGAATTAATTAAGCTTGATGAGATCCGTAATACAACTGACCTTATTGATTCTTTAGGGATAGACTATAAAAGTGATTCAGAAGTTAATAAAGAATATGATAAGAGAGTTAAGAATGCTATGATTGACTTCATGAAAGGTTTAAATATAACTGTAAATGAAGATGTTGAAGAGATAGTTTCTAAACAAAAGAGAACATATAAAAATGCTGAGGGAAAAACTATCACTAAAGAGGACCCCATGGCAGCTTTTGATTTATTACAAAAGTATCTTGCTATAAAAGAAAATATATCAAACAAACAACTTGCTAAACAAACAGCATATGTTATTCATACTTTTTTAGGTAAAAAATCTAAATTAGGCATTGAACTTTGGAAAAGTGTTGATAATTGGAGTAAATATGATTATTACTATAATAAATATAGCCAACCATATGAACAAACAAATGAAGATGAAGTCAAATTAGTAAACAATGATTATGGTGATATAGACATGGCTAGTGACTATATCAAAAAAGTATATGAGTTTGACCCTGAAAGATTTAATCCATATGCACATAAACAAGTTATTATTGAATTTCTTTCTGAAATGATTATAGCTGGTGCTGATAACATTCAAAGTGGTGCAAAAATTTCTAATCCTGATATCAATAAAGCTTATTTTGAAAGCATTGGGTATAAAGATAAATATGCTCAGAACTGGTTAGTAAAAATGTGGAATAGAGTTTGGAATTGGATTCAAGAACATATACTTAATAATAAAGCAATTACTATTTATAGTGAACAAAAACTAAATGAAGTTGTGTTAGACATTGTAGATGATGTTTATAAAAAAGACTACACAAAGTTTATCAGGGACTATGTACAAAATGCTGAAAATGGTAAATTCTTTACTAAACAAGGAGTAGAGTTTGAAGAAAAGGATTATCAAAAAAGTCTTGATAATGATTGGTTTGCAAAAGATATTGTTACAAAACTTTTTACATCTGCTTTTGATTATATTTTAAGTGGCTCTCTTGTATTAAGAAAATATGGAAGAGTAATCCGTGCTATGAGTGAAGACTTACATGACATTGATGGTGTAATTACTCTTGAACAATTTCTAAGTGAAGAAAATCATGAGAAGTTTTTAAAATGGATTGAAGAAGTTGGTCTTTCTTTATCAAAAGATAGGTCAACTAAAAATGCAGCAAAGTTTAAACAACAAATAGTACCACTACTTGAAGAGCAATCTTGGTATAAGGATGTAAAAAAGTTATTTCCTAGTTGGACATTAGAAAATACATTTATTGGTACTGACCATAAGAAAGGAGAATCTATTACTATTTCAGGTTATATTGAACATCCAACTGAAATGGAAGAAGCAGAAGAAGAAATATTAAGTTATGGAGGAAGACTTGAAACCAAAATGGTTAAAAGACCTAAAAGATATATACTTGACTTTTTCTTAAGAACACAAGAAGGAAACTATCCAGAAATATTTGATCATTACTATAAAGACTGGAAACAAATATTTGAAGCTAAAATTAATATGGGTAGAAGTAAAGATTTAAATGATCTTATTTATTTTGAACCATATAGAATTGATAAATATAAATATACAAACAAAGGCTTCCGTTACTTTACATTTGCTGATAGTAAAAAAGGTGCAACACCACTAGTTTTATCTAGTATAGAAGAATCAGGAATGTCTAAAGAACTTGATCCCTTTACTCAAGTAGAAACAATTGAGCTTAGTGTTCCTCAAATGGAAAAAGCAAGAGCTAAAGAAATTTTAGATATCATTACAGAAAGGTTAAGTGCAAACTTAGGTGTAAGTTATGCAAATGTTACAGCAGCAGAAGCTACTGAGATCTTAAAGAATAGACCTGTTCCTTATAATGGGGAACTTGGATTTTTTCATGGAGGCACAGTCTATACTGTTGGGGATAATGTATCATTGTCTTCAGCATTGCATGAGTTTGGACATCCATTATTAGGTGCAATCAGAAGAGAAAACAAAGTTTTATTTAATAACTTATATGAAGCATTAACTCTAACAGATGAAGGTCAAGCACTTGAAAACTTTGTACAAAAAAGATATCCTGAATTACTTAAAGGAGGTGAATTTTTTAAAGAAGAAGTATTAAATCATGCTTTACAATTAAAAAGTCTTAATAAAATAAATGAACAGATTGCATCTAAAGGATTTGATGCATTCATTTCAAAATTATTAAAAGCAATTAAAGATTTACTTAAAAATATTTTTGGTACTAAAGCTGTCATAGCTAAACTTAATGTAGACACATCATTAGAAACTCTTGCAGATATGTTGCTTACAAAAAGTTTTGAGTATGATACATTCATGGCTACAGAAGAAGATGTAGTAATGTACTTAAGATCAATTAATGAAACAGCAGAAAATCTTGCAGAAAATGTATCAGTAAAAGCTTTACAGGATGGTATAAACCGGGTATATGCTGTTGCGGATGGTGTAATTAAAAGAGCAAAGAACTTTAAAAAAAATACACCTGAGTATACTATGTTACAAGAGTCTATTTTTATGGATATAAATAAAAATAAACTTTTCCCTGCAGTTAAGAGCTCACTGGCTCCTTTTCAAAACTTTTCTCAAAGTCAATCACAAACAAGAGATGACATAATTGATAATGCACTTGATGCTGAATCAAGAAGACTTAAAGACATAGCTACAAGAACAATTAGTTTTGTAAACAGTCTTGATGTAATGAATGAGTCAGCTAAATATATGTTTGATAATATCTTGGCCATTCAAAATAATGTTGGTTTTGTGTCTAGACCATCTATTGCTTTACTTTCTATGTATAAAGTTGATACCCGTGCTATGGGTGAAACTATTACAAAATTAGATGAGATATTTAGAAAAGACTTTAATCTAGGACCTGGAAATTCATTGTATACTTTAATATCTGAGATAACTCAAAATTTAATTAGGAATGAAGAACTAATCCGTGATATTTATAATAATAACACTGGTCAATTCTATGTAGAACTTACAGGAGCTATGAATGAGTTTCTTGCTGAGGAATTAAATACCAATCTTAAGTTAGGTTTAGAGAAAAAAATGACTGAACCTGAAATTGAAATACTATATAATAAAGTTATTCAACAAAATCTTACTGATGAAGACATAGAAGCACTTTCTAAAATCAAAGGTGTTAATATGCGTTATATCAATAAGTTTATTGAGAAGTATAATTATTTTGTACAGAATGAAGAAAAAATATTTGAAATCTTAAGTGGAAATACAAAGGATGTAAGTGTAATTAGTAGATATTTAGAAAGTTATAGTACTTCTAATGACCCTATCATAGGTTCATTAGCAATTTGGATTAATGATAAAAAAGTTGAAGCTCAAAACACTGCCATAAAACAAGCGCATGGATTAAGAGTTAAGTTAGAAAAGCTATTACCAAAGGTTAACTTTAATCCAAACAAAACAAATCAAATATATGAAATGATTGCTTCTGAAGATGAAGTATTTGATATTGATAAAAAAACAGGTAAACCTATAAGAAGAAAAGTAGGTACATTCCTTAGTGATTTTGGTAATGGTTACAGATATGATAAGTCTGAACTTGAATTTAATATTGCTGAAGCATTTGAAAAAGGAGATGAAGCTGAGATTAAAAAAGCTGAAGAAGCTTTGGCTAATCATATGTCTGATTACATGTGGGATAAATACCTTCCGGAAGTTTATGAAAAAGATAAAATCTTTGATGAACATCCTATGGGTAGACAAGCATGGTTAGACAGAAAGCTAATCATAGAAGAAATGCAAAATGCAATCAGTCCAGTAGCAAATGAACTTGAAAGATTTGAAAAGTATTCTGCAATGCAAGCTCTATGGAAAGAGTATAATCAATTGTATTCATTTACATATGCTGATGGTTTACCAAAAGTTGATAGTCCAGAAGACGGTGTATTTGATTTAACAAAAGCTAAAATATTAAAAAAGCACAGAGAAGCTACAAGAGACTATAATGAATTTGTACCTATAGAAGGATCAGTCCAAACAGCTTACAATAATTTTGTACTACTTATACAAGGCCAAGATATAGAAAGAGATTCAGATGAGTTTAATGAAAAACTAGATGAATGGGAAAAACAAAATATCAGAAAAGCATATAGCCCTGAATACTATGAGGCAGTATCTAAAAATATTAAAAGATTAATAGAACTGCAGTCTAAGATTAAAGAAGCTATGTCAGATACATTTGATATTGGATCCGCATATAGTGATATTTATGACTTAATGCTTGCATTTAAGGATGAACAGGGACAACCTATTCCACAAGAATTAGGAGTTGAAAGACTTAAAAAGATTAAAGACATCAATCAAAACATTGTTAATTTCAAAGCTAAGTTTGATCAAAACACTGGTCTTACTAAAGTACAAACTAAAGAGCTTGACTTCATTAAAGAAGCCATGAGAAAAAATGTTAGTTTGACTGATGAGCAAAAACTTAAATATGCAAAATTATCAGGCTTACAACAAGCATATGGTCTTTCAGTATCTGAGATAGAAGAAATTAATGATATCTATGCTGAACTTGGAGATTTAAGGTCAACTGTACCTACTGAATATTACATGGATATAATTAATGCTCAATTGTCAGAAATTAATGTTCCTGAAGTTGCTGATGATAAAGTAGATGAGTTTATTAACTCTACTGAGTTTGCATTAATCTTAGCAAACAATGAAAAATTTGCTGAATGGTTTTATGATAATCACATTACTAGACAAGTATACAAAGCTGATATCAGTAAATATGTAAACAAGTTTGAAAGATCTTCAGCTTATTCATTAAAAACACCAAATAATCCTGATTATTATTTAAAAACTGAGATTACAGATAAAGAAACTGGAGAAAAAATAATTTTTGATGGTATTCCAAATGCAAGACACTGTATTTATAAGATCAAAGATAAGTACCGTACAATACCATTTGAAGATGACTATTCAAAATACATTGGTATCTATGTAAATAACAAAGGTGAGTACTTACCAAGACCATATAAGCCTGGAGAAAAGTATTCTGCAGTATCAGATAAGTATGTAAATAAGAAATTCTTTGAATTAAATGCAAAAAAGGGCCCAGAACTTGAGCTTTTAAATGCAGTTAAAGAATATTTTTTAGAAATACAAAAAGGTAAAGCAGGTAATTCTAAACTTTATCTTGACATACCACGGTATGCACTGAAAGATAATTTAGAAATAATTCAATCTGGTCTTTTACAAGGTAGATATGAAGATTTTAAAGGTTCATTAAAACATTACTGGGACTCTGCTTGGGGTAAAGCATCAGATGAGTTTGAAAATGGGTATAACTATAACAGTGATAACAATCTTGTAAATACAGATTTAAATGGTGATGAAGTAGGTTATGTACCAGTAACTGGTTTATATAGATTAGATATTAATCAAACTACAAAAGATGTATTTACTTCATTGTTTCAACATGCAATGTCAATTGAGATTCAATCTAAACTAATTGAAACATTACCACTTGTAGAATCTATTTTAGAAACTGTAGAAGATCCGGCTAATGCTCCTAAAAAATTAAAAGGTTGGTCAAAACAAGTCTTTAAACTTACTGGTGAGAAAAGAAGATCAAACACAAGAGATAAAAAATCTCAAAGAGCAGGTCAACTTAGATCACTTATAGAAAGAGAATACTATGGTAGAAAAGTAGTAGGTGTAGAAGAGAATAATATTATCTTATCAAAAATACTAAATGGCTTACAAGGTCTGTCTGCTAGAAGTTCACTTGCATTAAACCCAAGTTCAGATTTAAAGAACCGTTATGGTGCTATTGCACAAAATATTGTAGAAGCTTCAGGTGGTGAATTTGTAGATCTTAAAAGTCTTGCAATGGGAAGAGTATGGGCTGCTAAAGCAATGTTAGATTGGTCTGCAAAAGGAATATATGCAAAAGGTACACAAAGTTTAACTACACAGCTTATTATGGCCTTTGATCCAGCATTTAAAACTGAGAAAGAATATGGTAGATCAGTGTCAAGAAGCATGTCTAAAGATTTGTTAAACGGTTCTTTCCTATATGATTTTAGAAAGTTTGGAGAAATGGAAGGACAACTTCAACTTTTTGGAGGTTTCATGGATAAAAAACTTATTGAGTTAAACCTTGCTAATGGTAATGTAGCTAAAGTTAAATATGCAGAAGCATGGGAATTAGATGCTGATGGTTATATCAAACTTAAAAACGGTATAGATCCAGAATGGAGCAATCAACCAATTTACCATGATTATATTCAAGGTGAGACAATTGATATGATTGCAAAAAAATATTATACTACACCTGAAGCTATTAAAAAGAAAAACAAACTTGATGATACTTCAGAGATAACTCCAGGTACTGAACTTATAATAGCTACATCTGATAAATTTAAAAAGTTTAGAAATCAGCATGCTGGAACTTCACATTTACTTTATGGAGCTTATGATGCATTTGCTCAACCAGAAGGAGACCAATACTTAGCATACCGTATGTTTTTCTTTATGAGAAAATGGGCAACACCAATGTTTATAAACAAATGGGGTGCAGATATTGATACCTCAGAAGGAATTGGTAAAATGAAAGTTAGAGAAAAGTATAATTGGGAACTTAGCAAAACTAGAATGGGTTACTATACTAAAACTTTACAAACAATTACTGAACTAGTAAAAAGTAAAGGTGCTAAGTATAATTATATGACACCAGATGAAAAAGTAGCAATGAAAAAAACACTTGCTGATACATTACAAATGATTGTATATGCATTAATAGTAGGTATGTTATTTGGTTATGATTCAGATGATGATGACAGATGGGAAAAATTAAAAGCTAAATCTGGACCATTTGGTACTCCAGAGTTTAAACCTTATGGTTTTCTTGCTCAACACTCTATGTTACTTCTATTAGGTGTACAAGCTGAAACATCTGCTTTTTTACCACTTCCAAAAATAGGTGGAGTACAATTTGGTCTTGATGACTATACTAAGTTCTTGACTCAAACAACTTCAGCATTTGGTAATACCATAACCTTATACGCAAAGATACTGCAGGATATATTCAATACTGTTTCTGGTGATGAAGATGCAAGATATCAAAGAGCTGCAGGACCATATTGGTGGCAAGATGAAGAAACTCTTAAAATTTGGGGACATGCGTTTAAGACAATTGGATTTACTGGAGGTACCGGAGATCCAGTTACTTTAACTAAGAACTTAGAAAATAGTGGTGTGAAGATTGGATAAGAAAAAAAAAGGGGACGTTAGTCCCCTTAATTGATAATCATTAACCAAGCCTGTAAAGGCAAGGTTCTTTAGAAAAAGTCTGGTATAGACTCATTTTCATTAGTGCTGTCATCTGACCCTAAGTCAAAATCAAAGTCATCAACAATTACTGTTGGTTGTATAACTTCAGTAACTGCTATTTCTTCAATTATAACAGTATCAGTTGTTCCCCAAATCAATTCTTCAACTGTTGGTTCATTATCTACGGGCTCTACAAGTTTAATCTCTAATACATCATTGAAAGATTCAACTATAGGAGCTTCAAATGTATTACCTACTGGATCGGTATACTGAACTATTGGAGTAATTATACCTTCAGCTTCAAGTTGATTCCAATCTTCATCTTCTTCAGCATCTAGATCTATAACTTCAGGTGCATCAGTCCAAGTAACTTTTGACATATCAACTTCTGAAGCATCAATTTCTGGTGCATTTATAAGTGCATCTATAAATTCTTGAGGTGCTTTAACTCCAGATAATTGAGCCATAGCAAAGTTATCTTCTTCAAGTTCATTTTGAAGTTCAACTTCTCTAGCATTCATAAAAGTAGTTTCAGCTAATTCTAGTTCAATTGCTAATTCTTCAATGTTATCTGACTCAATAATGATTTCTTCAATTGCTGTTTCATGTATTTCTACATCTTCAAATGATGCATATCTAACATCTTCATCCATCTGATCTGCTTCCATATCTGCAATTTGATCTAAAATATTTGTTTGACCCGGATTTAATAATAACGGATCAATATTTAATACTTCTTCAATAAGTATAGTTTTTGGACCAAGATCAAATTCATTAGATATTACCCAGTGAAGCATACGTTGATCTTCCATCCATGTTTTAGGATGTGCTTGTTGCAATGCAAGAGTAACATGGTTATAAAAAGACCATAGTGTATCTTTACCACCATTATAAAAATATGATGGCTTATGCATTTGTTGACGAATAATACTTGCTTGTTCTGTATTTATAATTTCAGATTCTGCAAAGAGTATTCCTAATAACTCAGCTTGTTTTCTAGAAGAAAGATTAATACTTTTCATACTTTCTTTATCTTGAACAAGTTGATCATAATATTTATTGGCATTTGTAATTTGTGATTGCATACTTGCTACAGTATCTGCATCTGCAGTTCCAGTATGTTTTCTAGTATATGAACCCATATCACCTGATAACATAACTGTTTGATTAGCATGTATATATGCACCTGTTGCACATTTAAACTTAATTTGTTTATTATAACTGTTTGTCCAGGCAAACATAATAGATAACTCAGGATCTGAGTTATATTGTAATCTATAAATACCTTGTGCAATTTGTCCATCATGGTTGCATCTGTATTCTTCATCCACAACTCCAAATCCTTGGTTTGCTAATTCAGCGTATGCATAATCAATAATTGATTGATGAGAAATAACTGTGTACGTATCACCATGAACTGGTAATGGTACACTTACCAAATAATCTTTGGTTACGTCTTTAATTTTTCTTGGCATTAGAATAATTTTGTTTGATTTTTAATTGGCTCTAAATTATGAATCTCTTTCATAATTCTTTTTATATAGTAATCATAGTTTAAATCATAGTCTTCAAAATCTTTTTTAACATAATCAATAAATAAAGTCTGAAGCCATTTACCTGCTTCCACTTGTGTGATCCTTTTATCTAAATAATTATATTTAATAATCTTGGAACCTTTATGTGATACATAATATCTAATTGTATTTTGGATTGTATCAATTTTATATTCCTGTTGTTCTACATATTCTTTACGGAATTCCCAGTTGCCTTTAATTTTTTTCCCACCACAGAAGTCATAGATATTCTTATTTTCCTTTAGTGTGATATCAGGATCAACTCCATGTACAAAATAATTAAAAATTGCTTTAGGAATAATTAAAAAGCTTTTGTTTTTGTGCAAAGCTAAGTCATGAAAATCAAATCTTCCTTTTGCTTTTACTGCTTGATATGAATACACACCATCTTCAGTACGGTTAAATACGTAATGAGGATTTTCTGCACTTATTTCCATTGCAGTATCTATGTCAACTACTTTAGGACTATTTACAGCAATATAATTGTTTACATCACCTAAAATAATCTTATCATATGTATCATGCTCAAGTTGTAGATTCATTATCTTTTCCCATTCTGCACAAACTTCCATATACTTATCTTGATACTTTCTTGGTATAATAGTCTCAAGACCATCAGTATTCTGCATTAACGGAACTGCCTCTGGAATTGCCTCCATAATCATTTCATACAGCATAACTAATGATAACTGACCATTAATAGTAATTCTCATAGTAAATTCAGGATCATACAAGAAACAATTTTTGTCATTACTTAATCCATAAGTTGAATTAAGAATAATCTTATATACATAATTTCTAATATCTTTTTTACTAATCTTTCTTCTTTCATCAAAGAACCATTCATATTGGTCACAGAATTCTTTTTTAGGAAGATGAGCCGGGGCCCATTTATTTCTAATTGCTAAGTTTGGATAAAAACTAGTAACATCTGATGTCATGATTACAGTATCTTCAGTAGATTCATAAACTTTACTAGTTCTTGCACCATGAATACCTCCTAGACCAACAGTTGTTTTTACACCCTTATATTGAAATGAATAATTAAATGCATCTTTAGTTTGTAAAGGATCAATTATAACCTCTTGAAACTTGCTTAGCATTTTTTGAAAAGTTGCTGATTTATACTTAATTGATTCAAGTATAATGTCTTTAACAACTATTTGATCTCTTTTTGTTCTTAATTGCTTTAAGTCATATTTTTTTATACCTAGTTTTTCACTTAAGAAATGTAAAAATAACTCTTTACTTATCTTTGGCTCAGAAGCACTGAATAGATTAATATTATACTCATCTGTTAAAGTTTTTCTTAAAGCAATATGCTTTTTACTAAGTTTCATTATTTGTTTAGTGGAACTAACATCATTCTTACAATAATTGATTATATCATTTATTTGTTCAAAAGATGTAATCTTAGTACTATGATGAATTGGCATCTCTACAATTGTAGGCCAATCCATAGTATATTGTATCCACTTTAAACTTGATCTTTTTGCAGGATTATCCCAATGATTTAATTTAAATACATCTACCTGGTTAATTTGAAGATCTTTTGGACTGAACTCTAAAAACTCACCGGCATTCTGCTTATAAATAATTAGTTGTGCCGCTTCATATAACCACTCAGCTATCTCACAACCACTCATCTCTCTTAACATATCAGAGTTACGGAGAATATACTCAGTAATCTGACTGTCAAACCCAAGACCATTGAAACTAACATGCCACTCATCAAGAGTAATGTTTCTTTCTAAGAACTCTATAAGTTCATTTATATCATTTTTTAAATCATGTACAGTAAATACTATTGTATTTGTAGTATTAACTTCTTCAAAGACTGCAATGAAACAATTGGAAATAGTTTCATAGTCCATCACCCAATGTTTTTTCATAGACATAATAAAATAAGAAAGGGGGTAATAACCCCCTCTCTATTAGTTTTTAATTTGTATTACTCAGCTTCTACAACAGTATTAACAAAAACCTTGTAATCAAAGTCTTTGTTTACAGCAAAAATATCAACTATACTATCTAAAGCATCTACATTATCAATATAGAACTCTTGAAAAGTATCAATTGATTTACGCTCTTCTTTAACTGTTCTACCATTTGGTCTTTTAGTTTTTAGTTGAGCTGCATCACCATTGTCATCTAATTTAGGTAACATGTGTAAAGCTGTTTTAGTAATTTTACTGATTAATACCAAAACCTTTTGTTTAGGATCATAGATACACTCTACATAAGGACAATCAATTGTTAATGGAATCATTCTAAATGTATCTCCATCATTCCAATTTGATTTGATTAGAAGCATGTTGCCTCCATATAAGTTACTCATAATGTTGGTTGTTTTTAATTATTTTACAAATTAACCTAGAATTTTTTTATTTTCCAAATTAATAACTTCTGCTACTAAATTTTCTTTTTCTAGGTCTGGTTTACTACATAGTTCACCAACACTTTTTAAAAAATCTTCACTTATGGCAAGTAGATTTGCATACATGTTAAAATACTTTTCTGGAAATAAATAACTTTCCATGTATACATAATTACCACTTGTCTTGTCAAAAAAATTTAAAATTTTGCGCTTTGTTTTTATGTCAATCATACTGTATTTACCATTTATAAAATGGTCCCAATCTTCAGATAAATCTGCGAAATCAAATGTAATCAGTATTTGTTCATCATTTAACTGTACATAATCACAAATCCTAGGATGTTTTAATAAAATATTTTTTTCAAAATTTTTATATAAAAGATCTGTTCTATTTGGATAAACAGTTACTAATTTTGTATCCTCAGACTTTATGTGACTGTCCCAAGAAACAAATGTTTGTTCTGGTACAGCACAACTGCCTTTTTTAATTTCTAAGAGCGGATACAAAAAGATCTTAGATTTTTGAAAATATTCCCTATAAAGCGCATCTATTACCATATTTTTTACAATTTTAAATTACCAAGTGCAAGCTCATATGGTAAAGTGTAATCTCTTTCATTGTAATGATAGTCTAATGAATTGACTACATTATGAAATCTATTTTCCCATATAGCTAATGTTTCATTTGATACTTGAAAAGGATATACTTGATTATACTTGTCTACTACGACAAATGTAAACACAATAGTCCATTCCTTTGCATCTTCTTTGTTTGCTATAAATTTGTCATAAATTAAACCTTGGTAAATTGTTGCTTGAATATCATATCTATAAAAATCTACTGATTCAGGAAAATCTTGAATTAATTTACTAGTTAATTTTAAATCATTTATAAATACTGTTTTAGTGTTTTCATCAATAACAACATTGTCTACTATGCCTTTAAATCCAAATGCATGGTTTTCTAAATCAGAAGTTAACAGTAATTCATTATATACTGTTATACCTCTACTGTTGTCATGACCAATTGCTAATAATGCATTAATCTTTGGATCTGCTTTAACCATTTCAATGGTTTCTTCAGCACGTTGTTTTACAACACTATCAATAACAGTTTTGTTTTCTTTGAGTTTTAAAAATGTAAAATATTCTCTGTTGTTTTCTGTGAGTATCTTCTCTAATCTTTTTGAATCTCCCGTTATAGATAGATCTTTTTTATCATCAGTTAAATTCTGATATAAGTTGACTGTAAGTAATTGATTTAAGATTTCATCTGAGAAGTCTTCCAAAGATAGTGAATCATTTTGCATTGGCAAGTAATTATTAATAAAAATATTATCAATAATAACTTTATTGCTATCCGTAGGAATTTTTCCCGGAAGCAGTATAAACATATCATTGAACCTATCAGGCTCAAGTAAAAGACAATGTGCTGCTCTCCCTGCTACAAGGTGAGCATCAGTCTTGTCTTCTTTTTGTTTTAGAATATAATGATTATAAAAAAATCTTGGTGAAAATAATAATTTATTTATTCCAGAATAACTGAAGTAAAATTTTTCACTGTAAAATTTTTCTAATTCATCAGAAGTTGAAATCATCCGTGTTTGTAAGTTCATTTGTTATAATTATTTCTGGTTTAAATTCTGGTTTAACATCAAACAACATTTCTTTATTAAGTAATGAATTAACTTCATCACTCATTGTTATAGTTTTTACTTTAAAGTGATCAGTTGAGCCACGTTTAATCTCTGCTCCAAACTCCTTTAATACTATATTTATGTTATCTTCAGTAATTGCTTTTTTACTAATCAAAGTTGTTACTATTTCATCAATACTCATAGTAGGATAATTAGGACTAATATCTAAATACACACATAGTGATTTAAAATTTACATGGTTTCTACTTTTTATATTAGAAATTTTATTACCCTGATAATGCATTAAAAAGCATGTGTATAATAAACTTTTAATATAATCAGAATTTGCCATAACTTCCATAGCTAGTGTCCAATTGTCACTATCTGAACTGTTAAACATATCAGACAAAGTATTATACATACTTAAATCAATGTCAACAGCATCTGCACCATTGATATATTGAAGTAAACATTCTTCAGAGTATACATCTTTGCCTTGTATTTGTTTATAAAGTTCAACATGCTCATCAAGAATAGTAACAAAAGGTTCACTACCATTATTTAGTTTATCATCACCTACTATTTTATAAGGTATATCATTATGATCTAATAATCTCATAGTACTGTAACTAATAAAAATAATATCATTAGTATAAAATTCTAAGGCATCTTTAATTTTATCATAGTAAAAAGTTGTTATATGGCTAGCATCATTTGCTGCTTCAATAAATTCTAAAAATTTTGAAGTTGTGCATACATATTGCCAATTGGTATCAGTAATTTTATCTATAGTTTTATTACCAATAAATATTGTTGTAGCAACATCAACATCTCTTACTGTTCTTATGTTATGTGAATTAGCAATATCTTTTAACTTTATTCTTGGTATTACAACACCTGGCAAAAAATAAAATTTATCATTATTTGTTAGTGTATATTCATTTAATATATTTAAGTCAAGTTTTGCATTTCTGCCACCTATACCTTCAAGTACAGTTATTTTACAAGCTAAATCTAAATAACTTAGATCACTATTAGCAAAAAAACTGCCTTCATCTTCAAGTTCTATTTTTATATATGTTTCCATTATATAGTTTTAAATTAAATAAGGAAGGTTATAATGCCTTCCTTATCTTTGTTTGTGAATAATATTAATTTTTTTTAAAGGTGTTAAATGTATAAAGCTGTTGTATTATTTTACAGCCATCTTCACCACCTGTGAATTCATCATTAACTTTTGCCATTTAACTTTGTTTCCATTAACAATTTCTTTGACTATAAAATATTTTAAGTCATCTGTAAATGAATCACAATCTGTTACTAACTTAGTTACTCTGTTTATCATTGCATCAGTAACACTTTTATCTTTTGAGTGTACTAAACAATAATTAATTACACGTGTAGCTACAACACTAGCAATGTCAGCTCTAAAATCATCTCCTGTTCCAATTGCACTATTTAAAGCACCAATTACGTAAGATTCATTTGGATTAGTAATAATTTCAGATGGAGAAATAATTTTATCTAAGTTATTATTAATAAACATAGTGAATAATGCTGATGTTTCATATCCTACTGAACCTTCACCAATCATTTGAATTAATGGTAAATCAGCTTCAAACTTAGGAATAGAGCTAATAGAGTTAAAGAATGTAGTCATTGCTCTTGGATTAACACTTTGACTTATTACTTCTGGATTCATCAATAAGAAATTGATACATCTACCATCAATGCCAACAGATTCTGCCCATTTTGCCCACACTTTTTCATCAAATTTAACTTCAACAGATATAAATCTAGTTTTCTGAGCAATATCTAAACTAGTTACATTATAATCTCCATTATCTGGATTAGTAGTAAGAATGATATGCCAGTTTTTAGGCAATTTCCAAGAAGCATAAGCTTGTTGATCTATTAAAGACATTGTAGCTTGCATAAATCTGTGATCTGCTCTTGTATAATCATCAAGAATTAAGAAACCACCTTCTCCTTTTCCTTCAATCCATTCTGGTGCAGCATGAGACATTCTCTTACTTACCACTTTATATCCTTTTTTTACTGCAGCATCAATCTGTTGCTCAGTTATCCATGTTGTTTTGCCTTCTGCATTTTGAATTTGAAACTCTTTTACAGGAAATCCTACTAAATCACCTAACTCTTCAAACTCAGCTAAATTTAACATGATAAAATCCATGTTATTTTCTTTAGCTAATTGCTTAATAGAAGAAGTTTTACCTAAACCTGCATCACCTTCAACATTAACAGCTACTGGTACTTTACCTGTAGCTTGAATGTGTTGGTTATTTTTAATCATGTGATCCATGAAAGTTTTTAATTCATCAATGTTTAATTTGACTTGACTCATGTTTTTTAATTTTTTAAATTTCTAACTTGATAATTTTTCCCGGAAGGCTATCATTCATACTTGATCTTTCAGACAGCACCCATAATACTGGTGCTTTTGGTTTGACATCTGCTGTGCATTCACCGTCAGTAAAATATACTAAACTTGTATATTTTCTTAAATTTTCATTATAATATTCTAATACTGGATCAAATTCAGTACCACCTCTACCATGTACTTTAAAGTCATCTTTTACTTTAAAAGGCTCAATAGACCTGATGCTTGTATCACACTGTACTACAGTAATATCAACTCCACATTTGTGGATATGCTCAATTTCACTCATGAATTCAATTAATTCAGTATTACTTACTGAACCTGAAGTATCAATAGCTAGTAGCATGTGTTGTCTCATTTTTACTTTAAGGCCAGGATTTTCAGAATATCTTCTATTTTCTTTTCTCCTTATCTTTTTAGTAAAAACTTTACTAGATACACCAGTAAATCTTCTCATGTAACCCCTCCAATTAAATTTAGGAGCTACTTTTATTTTCATTTTTTCAAGAAATTGTTCTACATTACCGGGCACAGTACCACGTTTCTTAACAGTTTGCTCTGCAGCATCAGTAAGTAAGCGTTCCATTTGATTTTGTATTAACTTTTGCTCAGCATCAGATAAATCTTCAAAATCTTCCCATGTAGAATGATCAGGTAATCCTTCTCCATCTCCATCCATTTGATCACATAATTGGTCAAAATTTGGAGAACCAGATGTACCTTGTTCTTCTTTTTTATCTTTTGCTTCTTTTAGCATTTGATAATAATATCTACATCCAGCTTTCCTATCAAGATTAAGCTCATCATAGTCATCAATCATAATACCTCTCATAGGTAATTTACCTAATTCCTCAATTGCTTGTTCTTGTGTTATAGTACCAGCTTCTAAGTCTGTTGTGACTTTAGTTTTTATACTTTGTTTTAATTGTTCAAATTCATCTTTACTATACTCATCACCTGGTAAATAACCAGTTTCAATATATTGATTAATTTCCATATCCATAGCTATATTAGCTAATTTTCTATCTGGAAAATTAAAATACTGAGTAAGATGAAAATATGCTATATGCAACAATTCATGTTTCAATAAGCCAACTTTGTGATTTTCTGAAAGTCCAATCCAGAATTTTTCATTAATGGCTAATTGATAATTAATATTATATTTACAAACTCCTGCCGTTGGAACTTTATTAGTCCAAATTTTATTTAACATAATAAGAAAAAATCCATAAAACGGTTCTTTCCACATTAAATCTTTACTTGCTTTTGCAAGTGTTTCTTCTTTTGTCATTCTTTAATTTTTATTGTAAATTCTAATTTATCAATAGGATATCCTAATTTTCCTAAAGAGTTACCAATGTGTTCTACATGTTTTTCTAATGAAATTTCAACTATATCTTTATTAGCTTTTGTTGAAATTATATAACTTAACGCAGTTGCATAAGACATAGGTTTTGATAAATTACATTTTTTATCTAATGTATTATAATGTTTAATACATTTTTCTTTCCAGACTTCTTTAGAATTTTTACTAAATTTATATAAATACACTAAATATCCAAAGTCTTCATTTTTAAAATCATATGCGTTTAATGCTTCAAATGCAATATTTGCATTATCAGTATCTTCTGAATTTAACATTGTTAAAATGTTTTTTGCTTCTTCTCTAGTTAACTTCATAATTTTTCTCTAATTTGTTCTACTCTTTCCATTAGTCTTTTGTTTTAATATGATTTACCTGTTTCTTTTTCATACTTCATTTGCCACTCAGATGCTTTTGCTAAATCAAAATGATGATGATAAAAATCTGCTGCAAGCATTAAAAGTGTTGAATCATACATGTCTTTTGTTACATACATTTTAGTCCAAACAGCTTCTATATTTTCTAAACTTTTTCTAACATCATGATCTTCATTAATCCATTTTTCATATATGCCATAAAGACCATGAAAATCTACAGGAAAAGTCATAATAAAAGCATAAGTGTCTTTATTATAATTAGTGTTTTCTTTTACAAAAATTGGTACTTCTCCAAGAGGTTTTTGCCAACCTAATTCTGTCATTATAATGTCAATCTTAGGTGTATCATACACTTTTTGTGTAAATGCATTTTCTTCCATCAGTCTTCAATTTTAAAAGTTCTAATCATAAGTTCTTTGTTAGTTTTAAATAACTCTATAGCTTTCAAAAACCCAGCTTCATAACCTTCTTTTATATTAATTTGGTTATCATAATCAGTTATAGTGCTGACTCCCATTTCTAATTTTATTTTGGATTCAGCATATTCCATAGCTAATCCCCAATGATTAATGTAATCTTCCATTAGTCTTCTATTTTTAAGGTTTATAATCAATTTTTATTTCTAAAAATAACCATGCATAACTAGCATGCATTCCTTTTGATCTTTTTGGAATCAATTTCCATTCTAATAAATTAATTTTTAATGTTATTTGTTTCATCAGTCTTCAATTTTTAATGTTTTAATAGCCCATTCTTTAGGCTTACCAGATGCAATCATATCAACCCATTCTTTAGCAGTAGGAATGTAATTATTACAATCCTCTTTTACATGTTGTTCAGCAATATATCTTGTATATACAGTTTTACCATCAGAATTTATGAAGCTTGATCCAAACTTTTTCTCACATTCAAATATTCCTTCACTATGATGCCGGAACATTCTATGCATACTATGTCCAATCCAAGCCTTAGTTTCATCTAACCATTCATGAATAGCCTGATAATCAGATATTTGACCTTTCCACTTTCTTACTGATGTTTTACAATGTTCTAAAGGATGTGCCATTATTCTAAAGTTTTATCAATTAAACTACCTTCATGATAAAATTCTTCTGTATTAGATATTCTTACATTATTGTTTATAATATATTTTCCTGAAGGAATACATATACATAATTCTCCAAAACCACCATCATTATTCCACCAATCTTCAATATCATCAAGAATTTTATTTTCAGCAAAATGATAAATTTCATGATATAAAACAGAATCTAATTTTTCTAAATCATAGTCATAATCCCACACATCAATTTCATTACCTACATCCCCTGGGGTTTCACATGAGTTATATGTATATGCAATTTGTTCTATAGCACCAGAATCTCCGGAACCTTCATATTTTACCTTAATACCTGTAATATCAAGATCAGCCAACTTAAGAAGAAGGTCTGTCATTTCATTTTCTGTCATAATTGTGCTTTTTGAATAAAATGTTTTGCTACTTCAGGAATGTGTTTCTTGTAATAAGGCTGTTCAGACTTACACCATTGTTTCACATCATCCTTTGTTTTAAACTTTTGGTACGGAAATGTTATTTCCAACTCATTGATAAAATCATTTACAGTCCAACCTTCCCAGATATGTCTGTCATTACTCATAATTATTTTGTTTTATAGAATCTACCTAGTATGTTTCCATTAAGGAATCCTTCTTTCTCAAGCACTTCATATTTAAATTGGTGCTTTACTTCTTGATAAGTCAATTCCATTGCTGAATAGCAAATTACTAGAATTTCCCTTTTAATTACACATCCTGCTTTGTAAGCATCTTTAAGAGTTTTATTACTACTGTAATAATTCATAAAGTCAGGTTTTATCTCTCTAGTATACTTTTTTAGTCTTTTGTCTGTAGTCAAGGCTAAAGCTTTCTTACCTAAAGGTTTCTTTTTATTGGTAAAGAAATTTTTCTTACCAATGTATGCAACAAACTTACCATCAATGATAGTAGTCATAATATAGATGAATCCAATACCATGTTGTGGTATATTAATTTCAGTAAATTCTACACCCTTATATATCCAACTCATTTCATTGCTTGTTTAATTATAGGAATTATTATTTCTTTAACTTTTTCTATACCATGTACTTTTATTGAATCTGATAAATCTTTCTCCATTGGTAATATTACTATAGGTAAACCAAATTTCTCAGTATACTTTTTCATAGCTGCAATACCTGGTTCATCAATATCAAATAAAACACAAATAAATTGGTATTTTTTAATCAGTTTTTCAATCAATATATCTGAAATCATACTATTTTCACTATCCGGTGCAATTGCTTCTGCATGCTTGAATCCAAGTTTTGTAAAAGCCATTAAATCCTTAAGTGAAGAAGTGATAACTAAACTAGCTTTTCCAACTAATTGGTCAATACCTTGAGTATAGTTTTGCACTTTTATAAATTTTTTATCTAAATTTTTAGGCATGTAGATCTTATATAAGGATCCGTCACTTCTAAAATAGCCATATGTATGACTACGGTTAAAGCTAATAGAAGATATACTTCCATCAACATCAATTTTCTCCATTGTAAAATGTCCTAATGGAGCTACATTATAATAATCAAGTAACTTTGAACCAATTTTAAATGACATCCAATACTTTTGATCTTGATTTGTCCAATGTCTGATCTCCCAATCCACAACTTTATATTTGTCATGTATTACAAATTCATTATTAGGTTTATAAGAATTATTTTCTAGAAACTTTTCATAGTCACTAATTATTTTTGTTCTTGCTTGATTAAAGTTTATGTTAAATAGTTCTTCTACAAGATTAATTGCTTTACCTTGTTTTCCAGAAGAAAAATCTTTGAATTTATATTTGTCAGTAGCATTATCTATATAAATTATCATAGACGGAACTTTGTCACTTGCATTAAATGCTGATAATATTTTAATACTTTGACCACATAGTCTTTCATTAAGATTTAAGTAATATTCAAATATCCATTCATCAGGAACAGACTTACTACTTACAATAAGTTTTTTTGTAGAAATCATTATAATAAAATTAATTGAAAAGGGGAATTATTTCTAACTCCCCTAGACTATTATTAATCTAATGTGAAGTCAGAAGCTGCTTTTGAAGGAATGTTAAAGTCATCATCTCCAAAGGATTCAACTGGTTTAATTTCCATTTTCTTTAAGTGCTCAGTTTCATTATATTGTAAAACTTTAGCTCCTTTAGCTCCATATGCATAACCCTCTTTACTACTTTTTGGCAACCACATATCATAATTAGTATATCCAGATTTACCTTCATACTCCTTACCTGCTACACAGCAATCAAAATATTTATCTTTAAACGGAGCATCAGTATTAAATGCTTCAATCAAATCTTCAATAGTATCATGTTTATCATCTTGTGCAATAAACCATGCATTAACATCCAATGCTTTACATAAGTTTTGAATAAATATCAAAACTGATCTGTCTCTTTGAATTTCAACACCTGATTTTGTTTTGCCATCAGCAAATGCATATTGGCTAGCTTTTAACCTACCAATTTGACCTGCATAATGACCTTTACTTTCATCCTCTTTATCAAGCATGAACCCTTCAAAACCTTCTATAGGTTCTGTTTCAACATTTAAAATTATATGTTTTGCATCTGGTATAAATTTAAAATCATCTAAACCTACACTGTTAATTTTTAACGTATAATTTCCTGGAGAAATTGTTTTAGGTAATCCACTACCTTCTTTCACTAAATCTGTTGTGCTTAAAGCCATTTTGTGTTTTTTTAATTATTAATCTACAAATATTTGGTCCCAGTATGTAACATACTCACCATTCTCATTAATGTCTGAAATCACAATTTCTTGATTTCTTAGATGTTCTGGTCTTGCTCCACAAGCTACGTCATCATTTGTTTTAAAGCTAAGGATGTTTTTAGTTCCTTTTCTATACAAATAGCCAATAGCATCAGAGTTTGACGTTGTAATTCTTTTTAACTTACCAGTTAAATCTAGATCCATAGATGAAAAAGTTCCACCTGCTTTTTCTAATTGAGTATCTTTAACGTGACCAACAAAGATAACATAAGGTGCCCATGTTAGGATATAATCCATAACTTTAGTAAAAGCTTGTCTAGTCCAAAAATAACCAGCTCCATCAGGTAAACCTAGTATGTTACCATACTTTACTTTACCACCTGCTTCAGCAGTAAACCAATTTTTACCCATTGGTGATTTAGAATACATTTGTTCTGCATAAGGAATAATCATTTCTTCTAATGCTGTTATAGTGTCAACAGCAATAAATTTATATGGATTTCCTGCTTCTTTAATAGCTTTGCCTATTTCTCTGATTTCCTCAAAAGATTTAGCCTCAACTTTCATTGCATTAAGATACTTAGTACCACCTTCTAAATCAAGAATCAGACAATTTTCAAGTGTAGATAATAAACTTGTTTTGCCTATCTTAGGTTTAGAAAAGATAATAAGATTCTTTGGGCTTTTGTGACTTGGAGCCACTTTTGCCGTTGGTAGTATAATTCCCATAATTTAAGATTTAATCAGATCATTTAACCATTTTTTCTGACTAACAGGTTTCTGCAACATGATAGCTGCAAGATCTCTAATAGTCATTTGACTTAATGGAGCATCAATGTTTGGATCCATGATTTCATCAAAATCAGGAAACGTAGTTGGTACTTCTTCTTCTTCAGGTCCAAATTCAATTTTAATTAACTCAGACACTGGAACTAAATACCTAAAATGACCATTTGCTGCTGGTTCAGTCTTTTCATACTCTTCTTCAAAATGAGGATTATATCTCCATTTATAAAGTGTTCTTGTTGGATCTTCTGGATCAAGATCAATGCTTGTAAATTCTGTATAAATATCCTTTTCTTTTTTAAGTTCACTTAGGAAAAATCCTATATGAAGCTCATTTTTTCCTTTAGGAGGATACGCACACTTTGGAATAAACAATGGTGCATCATCACCTACCATGTTGAATTTCCATTCATGAAATTTAAACAGTTCTTCTGTTTTTTCTTGTCTATTAATTGTGGGTTTTGTTGATAAACTCATAATTTATTTATTTTGTTGTTAGTCTTTTCTCCTGTTGTGGAGGTGTATTCATTTCTACTATTTTCATCTTTTCAAATTCAGCTCTAAAGAAACTGAGTCTTGTATCACCATTTCTACATTTTAGAAAGTGTAGTACCATGACTCTTTCATCATCAATCACGTATCTATCAGGGCCATAAAATCTAATCTTCTGTTTAGCAGGTCTATTTATACCTATAACAGTATCTGCATGCTGTAACAGAGCATCAGCCCCAAATATATCAGATTCAAGTACATAATTACCGTATTTGCCTTCTTCAGCTCTATCCGGGTGATCAATGTTTCTATTCAATTGACTTAACACTATAAAAGCAATAGGAAATTGTCTTTTAAGAAGTGTTAATGCTTCACCAAAATTGTTAAGCATGTCTTGCTTATCTTTCTCAAATGGAGCTTTTTTAAATAGAACTGAGTGATCTACTGTAATCAGTACTTTTGGTAAAATCATATTATTTTCAGAATCATATTTTGCGTGTTCCATCATATATTCCCCTATAATTTGCTTGAACTCTTCAATGGTGCAAGGCTTCTCTACTACATCTATGGGATATTTAATTTTGGATTTTGCGTAATCATAACATTTTTGTAAATCAACATCTGAAAGTTTTCCATCAGCACTACATAAGTACTTATATGATTTGCCTATTATACTAGAATATTCTCTAATAGCTGAACTTCTAGCAAGCATTTCAAATTGGAATTGTAATACTCTAAAATTTTCTCCTGGGTTAAGAGGAAAAGATTCCCGTACAATTTGTTCTGCTATTAGTGTTTTACCACTTGCGGGTCTTCCACCAATAACAGTAAGCGTATTCCATTCAATACCATCTGTCATGGCATCATTAAATTTAGGCCAGGGAGTTCTAAGACTTTTAATACTTCCTTGCATTCTACCTTGTAAATAACGTAGAGATTCTTGAAAACCTTCCCTTTGACTATTCCATTTCTTTGGAATACCCTTAGTCTTTTTATCCATTAAATTTAATTTATGTATTTATAAGTTGAACTTTTGCTTTTTGATAAATAAAATGCATTGTTGTAATTAATAACTCTATCAAAAAGTATTTTCCAAAAGTAAGTGGTATAATAAACATATTAATTATTATATACCCTAGAATGCTTCCTATTATAGAGGCAAACATTAATTTTAATCTGTCAATCATACTACCTTTTCACTAAAAAAATTGTTATTCAAATCATTATTATTCCCATTTAAGTATGTATCACAATAATTTGCTAATTCAGACTCAAATGTTTTTTCTCCCATGCTTGACTTTCTTACAAAATACTGAGATGTTCTCATATATTTGTAACCTTGTCTTTCATATTCATCAACGTACATCTTTGTTGCGTTGATTATTGTATCCCAATCATATGTGTGATTTTCAAAAAACCATCTAAAACTATTTTCCAAATTTTTCTTATCAGATCTGGCATATTTACCACTTGGAAGTTTAAATTTAGGAAATATTTCTAAATATTCTTCAATTCTACAGATAAAATTATCACCTAAAATATTTGTTGAAGTCTTTTTTTTGCTGTTCTTAAAAAAGGATTCCAGCTCCTGTACAAGGATCAGAGACTTACTACTTAATTCTTGATTTTCATCTAACCATTCATCATTTTTTAATCTCATGTACTCAACTCCAATATTAAGATTAAACATTGGAGTGATACTATGTTTCTTACA